TCCATGCAGTTGTCTTTGGCTATCTGAATCCAAGCGAACTTCTTTCCGTCATAGAGTTCGTGACCTTCTGCATCGGTGATTACCTCATTCTCTATAGATACCTTTGTGACGAGTCTCCAGTAATCTTTGTTGCTGACGTTCTGATAGACACCCGATGCAATATTGAATGTCTTGCAGCGCACTTGGTCGTCCACCTTGAATGAATTGATTGTTGCGGTCGTTCCATCATCAGCGAGGAGATAGCACTTCCAACCAATCAGCTCATTTGTTATCTCGCTATATACCTCCTTGATGTAGCTTATCTTGCCAGCAGCAGGGGAGAGAACAATGTTACCTCCAACGTAGCTGAGTTCCCGAATGGATAGCGTGTTGAATACTGCCTTACCCCACACTATCAAGTCCGTGAGCAACATCTGATACTTACCATCGCTTCTCTGCTTGATTGCAAATCCGCTCTGCTCTGCCTCGTTAAAGTCGAGTGACTTCAAGAGATTCACCAACACACTAGAGAGGATAGCGTTTCCGCTTCCATCTATGCTAAACTCGTTGGAGTGACCGAGGAAGAAGCCTTGAATTAGTCTCTGAACCTTTTCCCAGGTAACAGTTCCTTTTGCGATATCATCGGTTATCTTTGAGACAAAGTGCTTACTTCCCTCTGTTGCAACCTGATTCTTGACCTGTGTAGTTGTCAAGCCTGCACCAGTTCCTCCGTTTCCATTTTGGAGCGAGGAAATCTGCTGCTGCATCTTCTGGATAGTTCCAACCTCCTTATCCTCGCGAAGGGTTATATCGTAGGTAGGTATTTTTCCATCGTCTTCCTTGATGGTAAGCTGGTCAATGGAAATGGTTCCCCCGATTCTAAGGTCAGTATCCTCAAACTCCATCAGATCGCCAGCTTTGAGCGTATCATGAAGACTCTTTATGGTTCCTGTAGTATCTTCTTCTGCAAGATCATGCTGCCTTGCCATGAAAATTTCATCAACCTTAGGCTGATAGACGTACCTTGTATAGTCATTCTTGTCAATGAGCGCTATGGCATACCTAAGGAGCTTCAGAGACGCAGCATTGACATACGAATCAGGAAGGGTGATGCCGGTAAGAACGAAATGGTCGCCTTTCTTGATAGGGTAGTCCCTATATGGGAACCACAGCTCAAGAGCATCATCCTTGATTCTCTCGATAGTAAGCCTCCACCTTCCGTCAACCTTAGTCGATGATGCCACCTTGAATGTCCGACCACCACACATGCCATCTTTCATGGAGATTGAGAACTCGTCGTCCGCTAAATCTTTTATATCGAAATCAACAGCTTTGCTGAGATAGATGTCAACGTTCTTGACATTTTCGTTATCATTGAATCTGCCGTCATCATCAGGAGCGACACCCTCGTCAATCTCATCAATACGAACGCCGCCGATTTCCATCTCTTCGATGGTAGGGTAGATTTCTACGACTCCATTCGTCTTATCATCGGTATCGAAGAACTGCGATGCCGAACGGAGGCCAATCTGTTCGATGTTCACAGAATCGATGTATGGCCTATGTGGATCAGTAGAGAATTTGTGTTGCTTCCCGGTAGGGTTCACATACTTCTTCTCTTCATCTGTGAGCGAATCATAGAAGTCGCTCAATGATACATGAGGGAATCCAGGCAACATAAGTCTGTTGATGGACATATTGTTCGGGAGATTCTCTGCATACTCCTTCATGGATGACGGAATGGCCTTCTTATTGAGACCTGACGTGATGTACATCTTCGTGTTTCCTGCCTTAACCTGCGCAATAAAGGCATCAAGTTTTTCCTTTGATTCCTCATCTCCGGTATCGATCTGAGCTCCTTTTAATTCACTGTAGAATCTGCATTTGCCGGAGTTATACACCTGCGTCACATAGCCGGTGATGACAGTCTGGAAATCGAACGTTACCTGAAGAACCCAACCGAGAGACTGTTCCTGAGATTCGCCGGAAACTACATATTTTCTCTTATTCTTGAAATATGTCTCGATATAGTCGACATCCAGTTCAAGCTCGACATTCGTGCTCGCTCCGACGACTTTCGTTATATTAGCCACGTACTTGACACCTAGATCAGCGTAGTAGTGAGAAGGAAGATTCTTCTCGGAACCATAGGCTCTGAGCCTTGTTATGATGTTCTGTTCCGAGTCGGCATTCTGCACAATCTCATACAATCCTTCACCGAGACCGTACTTGAACATGTGCTCAGCCTTCACACCCGCAGTACCGACATAGATGTTTCTTCCTCTGACTATGAAGTTCACATCCCACTTCTCGTTAACGAGCGCAAGAGCCTCCCAGCAGGTTTTTGAATCGATGGTGATAGACATCGATTCGATGACGTTATCTTTTGTTCCTTCGCCGTACATTGACAGCCAGTCGCTCGCAAGGCATCCACGCTGCACGGAACGTTCCATGCTCCTGGAGTAAATCTTCCAAAGACCCTTACCAATCTGCTCGTCGAGGTTCGCCTGAATCCTGTCGAGCAAATCATCCAGAGTCTGTACATAGAACGGGAATTTTGGCAGGGCAGTGTAGTGGAGTTCGTTGTCATTCAATACCACATCGAGGAACTCAGCCCTAGAAAGCTCATCCTGCAATGCATTGAACTTTACGCTGTCATATACGAAGCCCTCTCCGTATGTGTCGTGTCTGGCCTGTTTATCTTTGCCCGGCTCGTAGTTGAGCTCGAATCGCTCGCCACGATAGACAATATAGTCGCCTATCTGAAAGTTGATAGGCACTTCATGCTTGAAATTGATAGTCACGAAGCACTCGCCCATCCAAGAATCGGAGTATTCCAATCCATGAACGGTTATCTGCTCTCCGTTAACGCCTGTCAGCTTCGAGCCATCCTTATGATAAATATTCCAAGTGCTCATGTGTCTGTGCTATCCTAAATTTGAAATCCTGTCCTGTGCGTCCATAATTGGCTTGATGTCAGTAACAGGGTCATTAATCTTGAAAGTAATAGAGAGGACAAGCAAGTCCTCGTTGCCCGGATATCTGTATAGGTCCGGATCAATACTCTTCAGTCTCACATGCTGCCTTCCAACCCTGTTGAAGTCGCAGTACATCTTCATCATGCCAGACTTACGGAGATAGTCGATGAAAGCCTTACACTTCTCGTTTGCGCCGAAGGCATCACCCTTAAACAGGAACTTGACCTTGTTCTCGTATGCCGCCATATAGAGACCATCCTTGCCAATGTACTCATCGTCTCCATGCTCGTCGTGCCATTCCCTTTTCGCTGGTTCCTTGACAGAATCACAAGGCTTGAACGGACTCTCGCTAACGTACATACCGAAGTCGGCGATGGAGTCTTTTACCTCGTTCCCATCGCCTTCCTTCTGCATGTATATCCTGAAATAATCTTTCATACCTTAATTCAACTTTTTATAATTGCAAATATACAAAATAATGAATAAACATGCAAGAATATACGCATAAATATGCGTTAATTGAACTTAAAATCGTGTCTATCCCTGATGTTGACTGGTCCGGTAGCTTTCACGACAGTTCCTCCGTATTGGTAGACGAAGCACTTTGCGGTATCTTCGCATTCAACATGAAGCTCTGCACCATCTAACAGATTGACAAACACCCTGGAGAATCCCTTAACCTTCAGGTAAAGTGAAGATTTGTGCCTTACGTATATCTCTCCACTGTCCATCCAGTCATAGTTGATGTTTGCTACACACTCTCCATTGAGGATGACAATATTTGGGTTTTGCAGGTCAACGTTCTCGTCAACATACACACCATGATCATGAATGACATCACCAAAGTACTTCTTCATATCCTTGGTCGAAGGCCAGTTTCTTCCGATACAGAAGTCGATACCCTTAACAAACTTCTCGACCATCTCATGCTTGGATGAGTTGTCGTGCCACTCGGCGGTCCACTGAGCGCAAAGACCCAGTGAAACCGCCTCGTTCTTCATTCTGTCTGATAAATTTCTTTTTTTAAACATAATTATTTCATTTTTTTATGCAAATATACAATTAAATGCATAAACATACGTAAACTATTGTATAAATATACGTTAAATGTATAGGTATTCATAATTTATTTTCGTATATTTGCATTGGGATAGGTCGGAGTAGCTACCGACTGACAAGGCTAATCCAATGGGCTTTCCCTTCTCTTTAATCATTGGAATAATTTTAATCATTGGAGGAAGAATAATGGATAACTATGTTATTTTGGGTCAATATGGAGACCGAATTTTGTGCTTAGATGGCGAAAAATGGAAAGAAATAGAAGGGTACGAAGGAAAGTATGCGGTTTCTACATGTGGAAGAGTTTTCTCTTTGACAAGAGTTAGATACAATATACCAGGAGGTAAGGTGTACAAAGGAAGGATGCTGTCACAAAACAAAATGAAATGTGGCTATCTTGGCGTTGCACTTCTTTCTGATGGAGCTCACAAACTCCTCAAGGTTCATAGACTCGTAGCACAGGCTTTCGTACCGAATCCATTCAACAAGCCACAGGTTGATCATATAGATGGGAATCCTAAGAATAACAATGTTTGCAATTTAAGGTGGGCTACGGCAAAAGAAAACGTAAACAACCCAAATACTATTTGCCATAAAAAGGAGCTAATGTTTAGAAGCAAAAATCCTATGGCAAGGGCTGTTTACGGCATCAACATCTTAACTGGCGAACGTTTGGATTTTGACTGTATAGAATCTGCCGACAGATTTCTTGGCGTGAAATATCCAAGGTATATCGGGTTGTGCTGTCGAGGAAAGTGGAAATCTTACAAAGGATACTATTGGTATTACACATAAGAGTAAAGGGTGTGAGTTTTTATTCTTCTCACACCCTTTTTAATCTACTTCAACCTTAGACTCTTCGATCCGGACTCCCTTGTTACAGAGCGCATCCAATCATACATATCATCAAGCCTTCCGTTTCTGTACTCAGCAAGAGTAACAAGCTGATTCATAGCGGTAAGCTGAGACCTTGCGATTACGCTTATCTCAGGTAGAACAGATTTAGTTAATTCCGTCAGCTGCTTGAGATTCGCGTTATCTTCTGCGCAATATAATCTTATTGAATTAAGATAGGATGCAAGAATATCAGCTGTTTCCTCTGTGATACTCTTAACAGAGTTGGTAGCAGAGGAACTTCCGTCCTCTCTCATGTCAAATCCGTTATTCTTCATTGCATCAAAGAGCCCGGTTATTTGGGGAGTTACCTTTTCTCCAACTTCGTTGAGAATCTTTGCAAACGTATCCATATCTGTCTCGTCAAGCTGACCCTTTTTGTCAAGAACAGATGTGAGCCATTCGAGAGGTTTTTCGAGAGCCTTTTCCATTATTTTCTGCGTAACGATATTCTTTACCACATCGCGAACCATTTCCTTGACCTTCTTCTTATAAGCATCTACAGCATCCTCACCTTTAGCCCATGCACTCACAATGGTGTCAGTAAGTGTGCTTGCCCAGCTCTTCATATCGATAGAGTAAACGTCTTTAAGAAAGTCCTGTGCGAACGTCTTGATCTGTAACTCCATCTCCTTGATTTGCTGGTCGTAGTCAGCAAGTTTATCCTTGTCCGTCTTTTTCTTGTCATCCTCGGCTTGCCTCTGCTTTCTCAACTCGTCTTCCTGAGCGTGGAGCAGGGCGAGTTGATCTGCGTATGCGGAAGGATTCGTCTCTGTCTTCATTACAGCATCGTAGGTCTCCTTGCTGTAGCGACTCAAGTTCTTGCCACCGAAGAAAGCCTTGCCCGTATCGGTCTTGGAATAAGCCTCCCAAGCCTTATAGTCATTCTTTACATCGTTGAGCTTTTTAGTCGTATCAGAAGACCTTTCGTAAGAATAGATTCCTCCAAGGGTCTTCTCGATGACAGAACTAATATTACTAGATAAGTTCTTTAACTCATTCAGCTGTCTCTCTGCAAGCTTTATCTGTCGGTCGAGCTTGGCATCATGAGCCTTTGCAAACGCCTTGATAGGTGAGGTAAATATACCAGTTACACCGGCAAGGATTCCACCAACGTTGCCGGACTCCGCGCTTGTTACCACCTTTGACAGTGAACTTGACATGCCAGAGAATGTCTCGAAGAACGCAGAAGCGTCCTGCCATCCATCAGACTCAGTGTCAGCTCCGAGAAGGGAAGCAGTCTCTTTGATGTCATTGAATGCTTCACTCATTCCCTGCACATTCTGGTCGATAATGCTTACTACGTTAGCAAACTTATCAAGAGATTCTTTCGCCTTTGTTCCATCCTTAAACAGAATCTCAGCAGCCTTCATCATAGCCTTTCCACTGGCAATCATGCTGTCACCACGCTTGACGAAGTTTTCGTCTCCCATTTTGAGACCAAGTTCGCGAACCTTCTTGCCTTCAGAAATTTTACTTGCTGCGATGGTCATCTGCTCGCTGGCATCAGAAATCTTCTGCTCAGCCATTCCCTTTAGACCTCCATTGAGGAAAGTCTTCTTTGGACTCGTCAGCTTCGATAACTGCTCATCAAGCTGCTTGATTTCCTTGGCGTACTCTCTCGCATCGATAGCTCCGTTTTGCAGAGCCTCATTGATATTCTGCCTGATTCTTGCTCCGATAGCCTGAGCCTTATCCATGCCGAGAGAGACGATGGCTCCGTAGAAGTTGAGATAATCAGAAGAGTTTTTGAACTTGTCAAGTTTAACCTGACCAATCTCCTTGTCTCTCTGAATCTCATACCTCGCCTTGATACCAGGATCATTCGTCTTATTGATAAGTTTATCGTAATCCTGTCGAATCTTAAGAATCTTGTCCTCATAATCTTCTGTCTTCTCGATGATATCGGCGGCATCTTGCAAAGACTTAACATAATTACCACGGAGGAGTTCTGTAATCTTTTTCCACTCTTCGTACTGATTTGGTAGCTTAAGCTTTTCCTTAGCTTCTCCGTCAGTCATGCTGAGAGAATCCTGAAGATTGAATATCTCATGGTAGTGAGCGTAATACTCGTCCATAAGAGATTGTACCTTGTCATCCATCTGGAATGCGTCAACCCATGCCGACTCAGCAAAGAATTTGCTACCAGTTTTTTCAAGAAGACTCTTATACAAATCCCATCGCTCAGACAGTTTGTTCATAGACTCGCTGAAATCAGCCGCCTTCTTTTCATACTCCTTTTTATCCTTCTCATCGAAGAGCCACTCTGCGACCTCACGATAGATGGAAGTTTGGAACTTCTTTCTCTCGGTAGTGTTTATACTGAATCCTTCAAGGAGAGAATGGACAGCCTTCTGATAGTCGTCAAGATTAAGACCGGTAACCTCTGGGAAGAGATTGTAAGTCTTCTTCTTTGCCTCTTCGTCCGGCATGATGCTCTTGTACTTCTGGTACATCTGTCTTGCAGACTTAAGACTGCTTAGACGCTCCTGTAAACGCTTGAGCTCTATATCTTCTTTGCGACCTGAATTCCCGTGTCTTCCTTTCGGAACCTTATTGGACTTTTTGTCTTGCGGATAGAATTTATAGCCGAGACCTTCCCATGCCGCCTGATTCAAGCTATTGTAGCTTTCCCAAGCCTCATCTCGAAGTGCCTTAGATATCTTGCCGCGTTTGAACTTGTTCTCGCGGTTCTTATACTCGTTGTACCTGTTCTGCAACTCTGTTTGCAGGTTATTATCCGTATTATAGTCAGAAGTTTCATCGAGGTAAGAGTCGAGCATCGCTGCCTGTGATTCTACCTTCGCTTTGCCCTTTCCTTTCTTTGACAGATTTCTGCGCACTCGTTGCTGCATAGGTGTCTTTGGCTTTTCCGTCTTACCACCACCAGCTTTCTTTGGCTGCTTTGCTCCGGCCTCCTGATAGAAGATAGACTTCAAGTACTCCCGAATCTGAGGAACATTCACCTTGCACGCATCGAGCATTCTTTCTATCATGCTCGCAAAGCGCGAAGAATTCCTGTTGCACCACTTCGAGAAATCTGCGCCGAACAGATTAAATGACTTCTTAAGGAAGCTAATTATTCTAGGAATATTATTCTTGGCGATATCATTTATCTGATCACTAACCTTGTTGGCCCTTATTCCTATTTTATAAATGCTATTTGCAATATCATTGCTTCCGTTACTTGACTTCAAAACGAAAGAATCCCAGTTTGCGCCTCCTCTTTCTGCAAGAATACGAATCTTCTCATCGAGAGACATGGCTCTTTCCTCTGGCTTCAGGAACTGATTAGCAATACTATCCATTCTTGATTTCGTTTCCTCGTCAAGTCCGGATAGAAGCGTCTGGTACTTGATAACCGCCTCGTTGAGGTCTTCGACAGCATCCTCCATCGTGTCTGCGAAAGGGTTACCTGAACCCCAACCACCAGAAGCACCAAGTGCGCCAGCAACTACATCCGAGTCGTTTGCTTCCTGCTGCGAGTTATCACGAGCGGCAACTATTCCCTTATTGAGGATATCATACTGCTCGTTAAGGTTCTTCGCCCTTGCAATCTGATCTTCTATTGTCTGTGTGTAATCTCCGCTGTTTCGAAGGAGCTCTTTCATTGAGTTTACTCGCTGTTGCAAGTCTGCGCTGTTTGCAGGCTTCTCGTTTGCGAGCTCATCCTCGTAGCTCTTCTTTTTGTTGTATGCAGAATCCCTGAATCCCTTCGCATTCTCGGAAATTCTATCCATATCACTGCTATAGCTGGAGAATATCTGAACAGCTGCCCCGATAGCAAGTCCCCACCATCCGCCAAGCATCGTAAAGAGGGACTTGATTCCTCCACCTATCTTAGAGATACCCATATTCATTACGGCGGCAAATCGTGTTCCTCCGAGTATAATCTGCTCCTGTCTTGCTGTAATCTGTCCCATCACCGCAAGCTGACTAACAAGCTCTTTGGTTATAAGACCTTCCTTGACTGCTTTTTGCATTTGAAGAACAGACATCTTCCCTTCAAGTGCAAGACGAGACATAGCATTCGCCCTTGAAGCGGTATCAGACAGCAAGTATGCCCTTGCCTGTACATTCTGCAACGCCTTCTGTTGAGTAATCTTACCTTCTGTGACAAGTTGCTGCTGTTCGATAGCGTAAGTCCTCAGCTGAGCGTTCATCTGCTGAGTGTAGTTCTTGTTTATTGAGCCCAACCCGAGCTTACCGGAAGCCATCAGTCCAAGTTTCCTTGCAGCAAATATAGCTCCGAAAGAAAGCATAGCAGGGGATAGTTTATCAAGAGCTAATACTAAGTCTGTTACTCGGTTGATAATAAACGAGAACGTACCGCCTATGACATTCTTTCCTTCTGCAAATTTACCGAGCATAATATCCCACGCGTCGATAAGCTTATTCCAGCGGCCAAGCAGTGTTTCGGACAATACAAGCTGCATATTGTAGAACTGGCCACCCTCATCAGTCATTTTCCACAGTACCTTCTGAACATCCTCGAAGCTTACCTGTCTCCCGGAAATCATCTTCTTGACATCTGCCTGGGTATAATTGTTTCTTCCGTTCTTTCCTTCTGAATTGTAAAGCTCCGTAATTTTCTGTAAGAGTGGAAGTCCAGCGTAAGCAAACTGGCGCAATTCCTTGCCATCGAGCCAAGAGCGAGCCTTTACCTGGCCGAATGCCAAGCCCAATCGTCCGAAGTCTACGCCAAGACCAGATGCTATATCCGCAAGTCGCTTAGTTGTATCGTACAAGTCATTCGCCTCAACTCCGAATGCGGCCAACTGCTTAACATCGCGGTTCAGCTCTCCAAACTTGAACGGAGACTGCAATGCGAGCTGCTGAGTCTGAGCGAATAATTCGTCAGCCTTCTGCACATCTCCAATGATAGAGCGCAACGCTACATGCTGCTGAACAATCTCACCACCGGTCTGTACGATTGAATTAAAGAATTGCTGCGCACCAAAGACAATACCTCCCTGCAAGAAGAGAGATTTGATGTCTCCGACTATGGATTGCATCTTCTTCGCTTCAGCGTTTGCTCCGGCGAATGCTGCTGCGAGATCGTTTCGTACCTTTGCGGCAGATAGAGCTATTTCCTGCTGATGTTTTCTCTCCAGATCTACAGCCTTTTGTTTTTGGCTAATAGCGGATTCCATACTTCTAATAAGAGGAGAATAGTCGCTTGTTCCTCGTCCCATTGAGAATAAATCTCTTATAGAATACCCACTAAGATTAGCCATAGCTCCTCGAAGAGTATTAAGCTCGCTTGTTATTTGCGAAAAAGCAGCCCTAATACGAGCCAAATCTTCTGTAGATAATGTATTCTTGCCGCTACCAAACAACCCTTGCAGTTGTATTCTTTGTGCTTCGAGTTCCTTAACTCTATCACGTACAAGGGATTCTGCCTGTTTCCTAGATACTGAAATTGCTTCTCTTCTAGCCTGGTTAGTTCGCTCCGTCGCTTCTCTTAGCCTATTTTCGGCAGCAATCATTTCTTCATTACGGCGTACGATAGCATTTCGCAACTCAGCGAGTTCTCTTTCCCTGACAGCTAACTCCTGTGCAGCCTGCGCTTCATTTTTCATCGCAACAAAGTTACCGTGCTCGGTTGACTGTCTGTCTCGCTCCAAAATCGCGGATTTCAGTTGTTGCATTTCCCTGTAACGCTCATTAAGTTCTTGCGCCTGTTTCGATTCGTTAACAAGCGTCACGAAAGCCCCTTGAGCTTCCATTTCCTTGTCGCGTCTTAAGATATCTTCTTTTAACTTGGCAAGTTCATTGTATCTATTTGTTAAATCAAGTGCAGCCTGCGCTTCATTTTTCATCGCAACAAAGTTACCGTGCTCGGATTGTTCCTTGTCTCTACGAAGAATGTCTGCTTTTAGTTCCGATAACTCCTTCAGTCTTTTGCTGAGATTTGCAGTTTCCTGAGCCTGAATGCCCATTTGGGCCGCTATATTTTTAAAATCCTCAGCGATTTCTTTGCTATTCTCTCTATTAAAGTTCTTAAATAACTTCTCAGCAGACTTTCTTCCGGACTCAGTTTTTAGATCCAACTCCGAAAGTGCTTCTGAAATTTCTTTCAGTTTTGACCTAACATTGCTGTCTTTAATGTTTAAGTCAAACCACAAGTCACCTAAATTTCCACCTGCCATATCCTGAATATTTTAAAATTAGAGTTTATTGTTTAAGTAATCAGCAAGACTTATCTTCTTGCCAACGAGGCTTCCCTCATTCTTCTTTTTCTCCATCCACCTGTCGTAGAGGTCATCCATCTCCTTCTTGGTATGCTTCTTCGGACCGCCTTCCTTCTTGGCCTTTGGGTAGACGACAAGAGGCTGGTCTGCAACCATGAGGTCAATCTGTGCCGACGAATAGCCCCACCAGTAGTCGTAGGCTGCAATGAAGTACTTGCGCTGAAAGAGGAAGCCGAACTTCTCCGCTAGTGAGAAGGCTGCTCCCCAGCTTGTTCTGCTTGGATAGCTTTTGCTTCGCTCCTCGTCATCGTCATCATCACGTCCGTCATCCCGGTCGCTAATATGGTAGCCAGAGAGAATGCGTTCGATGGAATTTTTTTTTTAGAAACATCGAGGACTCTCAGAACCTCGGCCACGTCCACATCCTTGATGTAGTAGAGCCAACGCCAGTAGATCCAATACAGGAATCGAATCTTCCAGATGTTGTTGAGGAGAATGCAGACACAAATCTTGACGTTGCGCTTCCATTCGTTCTTCTCCTTTGCCCTGATATGGGAACACCTGCTCATGGTTCCCTTGCGAAGCCAACCGAGCTTGTGCTTCTTTCCTCTGAACACGAACTCGGTAGGCTCGTCGTGCAGTACGCTGTCGAGCAACTCCTGTAAGTCCACCGAAGGCTGCTCAATTTTCTTTTCTTCTGCCATGATTGTATGCTATTAAAAATGAGATAGGGCGGCACGGCTGTTGACTAGCCTGCCGCCCTACGGTTTGTTATCCTGAATCTAATTACCTAAAGAAGCCTTACACGTCGCCAGTTGTTGTGCCCTTAGTAAGCCAAGCGATACTGCGCTTACCTGCACCCTCGATAGAACCAGAGAACTTGAATGCAACCGGCTCTGTACCTGAGTTGTCCCACTGCAAGGTAGCGTAGAGAGCGATATTGGTGATAACCATGAGGTTTTCCTTCTCGTCATCAACGATGACGATAGTACCCTTGATCTTGAACTTCTTAGGCTCAACAGCAATACCTGTAAAGCCGGTAGTAGCGTCGAGAGTAGCATCGCCAGTACCCTTCAGAGTAACCTTGGTCAGCTCTGTGATAGCGTCCTCGCCGAACATAATTGTCAGCAAGTCCTTTGCCTTTGAAGGAACAACGAACTCTACGTTGAAGTCGCCGAGCTCTGCGGTAGTTGCCCAGTCACCAGCCAGACCGATAACCTTGTAGTGGTTGATAGTTGGGTCATCCATGGTTGCCTTCAGAGAGTCAACTGTAACAGGAAGTTCAACCTCTGGGGTGATGTCAACTGTAGCCTTGCTCAAATCGGTAATAGCCTTTGAGTAGAGCAGAGTCTTAGGACCATTAAAAATGTCCTTCATCTTGTCAATAGTTGTCATAGCCATAATCTAAAATATTTTAAATTGTTATACCTGAATACTTATCTAGTACGTAACCTTCCCTGTATGATCGTCACGGAAAAACCTGCGCCGTCGTCAGCCTGGATAGCAACGTTCGGCCTGGTAACGATGATGTTGTCTGTGGAAATCGGGAATCTTTCGAGGACTGCCTTGACCTTCCCACTCATTTCTGAAGGACTGAAACCATTCGGATTCGCCGAGGAAGCCTTATCTCTTACATACACCTCTATCTGGATAGTGGTAGTATAGTCGTTGTAGGAGCCATCGTAGTTCATCTCGTTGTTCCTGATTGTGTACGGAGCACTTACGACGATGTAGCTACCTATTTTGGTATCTACAGCCTTAGGACGATTCCTGGGGTACACCTTGTCGCATATACCCTTTACGGCGTTCCCTAAGTCGAAATATATCTGCTTGATATCTACCATAGCTTACAGTTTGTTAAAAGTTGAACTATTGGCGTACACTACACAGGCATCGAACATATCTGGAAGAGACTCGTATGTGTTGTAAACTGTCTCGAAAATGCGGTTTTCCTTATCGAATACTGCATATTCAACAGGACATATCGCAACGAGTGCCCAGTCTTTCCCGGTAGATTTCACCTTTCCGATACGTCCGTATAGAAGGTTAGGACCCCACTGATGGCCACCACCTACAGAACCGGTGTAGCCTTTGTTTTCACCTCCGTCGTAGTAATATGGGAGGTTATACTTTTCTCCCTCAGCCAGGGTAACTCTCGTTGGAGCCTTTTCACCCTTTGAGGCGCGCACCATGTAAATGAGCTTGCCTTTGTAATACACTGCTGCATAGAACGAAGAATATGCGTTACCGGTGATATTGTAGAACGTCCTGTTCTCTTTGAAATAGTTGACGGTTCTGTGAGCAAGCTCCTGCATAATCGCAAGCATCTTGTCATACGCCAGCTTTTCGACCCTTGGCTTAATCTGATGCTCGAACTGCGCTCCGAGAGAAAGACGCTTTCCGCTAAAGTATTTCGCCATAATCTAAACCCTTGTTAAGTTCCAATACACGACGGTTCTGTTGTTATCCGGCTCGCAGTCCTTGACCATACCTACCTCGGTATTGTTGCCGACAGTGGAGTAGATGGTGTCGCCGTCAAGAGGACATCTGTCAGCATCCCATTCGTCATATCTGACCGGAATCGATGACTTCCTCTTGTTCTGGTCGACGTTCTTGTCTCCCTCTGTTGTGGTATCTGTGTAACTGCGGCCTTCGCCATAGTAGAGAATGATTTCCTTGTCCTCACCAACTGGAGCATCATCATCGGCGAACGGGTCATCAGGGTCGGCTTTTCCGACGACCTTCCTCACGATCTTGATGATGTGAGGGTATCTTGGGTTTCTGATGTTTTCCTTTTCCATACGCCTTATTTGATGATGTGAGGGAGAGGTTCTCCCCAAGGAGAATAATTCGCCCTCTTTACTCCGTTGGAGATCACCCGGAAGGTGGATTTCTTCTTGAGCATCGAATCAGGCTCCAGCTCCGCATAGATAGCGTTAGCCTCTGCCTTCATCTCGCTCCTGTCATTGTCCGACATGTCGTAGCCACCTCCCGAATGAGTCCATCCGTTATCGGAGTCGGAGGTATTATTCACCTTGCTCGGACCAAGAACAAACCATTTCAGCATGTCGGCATAGGCAAGTCTCACCTTGTCCTTGTCGCAGGCTTCGAGGTCGATGCCATTTTCAAGCTCCCTGTCGTGCATGATGCCCAACAGAGCCTTCATCGGTATCTCGAACTTCACCTTATTAATAAGGTAGTCGTTCACAGTGTAAATGTTCATCTCCGAATCCATAGTCATACAATCTAGTTACGTTAAAGAATTAGCCCTTCTGGGTGATGTCGATAATCCAACGGTAAGGGAAGTCGAGCATAGCTGGAACAGCAGCAAACATCAAGTCTGTATGCCACTCCAGGTAATCACCGTTGGCGATTGTTGTGTTGGCAAGCAAACCAAGACCGTCGTTGGTTGTTGCGAACACCTTGTCAACGAGTTTGTTACCCCACTTCTCGAACATCTTCTTATCCTTGATTTCCTTGTGCTCGAACTCGAAAGCGTTACCGCGAGGACGAAGAACAACGATGTTGTCAGACCAAGCCTGCTCTGTCTTCTGTGTTCCATCGAAGAGAATAGTAGTTTCCTCTTCCTCGACAAGCTCGATAGGAGAAAGACCCTGGATGTCACCGAAAGCCTTCAAGAACATATCCTGATTTACGCCGTAATCCTCGACGTAAGCAACATAGTGAGCCTTACACCAGTTGATCCACAGCTCCTTAATCTGCTTGTTCTTCAAGAACACGTTGAAGAAAGTGTTGATGGTCATCTGCCAAACGAGTGGCTGCCCCTTGCGGTTGAATGTCTTACGCCAACTCTCTTCAAGAACTCGCATCTGTTCAAGAATATCGCAGGTCTCATCAGCCCAAGCAACCTTACCACACTTCTTGAAGTTGTCGGCAGGCATATTGGTCTTGTGGATTGGAGCCTGAATACCACGACCGATACCAGTGTAGTCAAGCTTACCGGTAGAAGCAAGCTTCGCTGTCATGAAGTTCATGGTGGTATCAACGGAATCCATCAACTCCTGAACCTGGTCTGTCCACTCCATAACGACATCGCGGTCGTTACCGAACTCCTCAAACTGGTTCATCAAATACTCGCGTTCCTCTGCGTTCTGATAAATACCATCTGTGATAAAGTCAGGAATTGTTGCAGAGTAAACCTGCAAACCTCCCTTATCCTTCTGGAAAGAACCAGCCAAAGGAGCGCGCATGTTAGCCAATGTAGCGGCACGAAGCTTCTTTGCCTCGACAGTGAATGTCGCAACACCTTTTCGGTTGGTTGGTGTCAGGTCAGAAGCAATACGTCCCTGAGTCTTCCACCAGCCATAGTTTACGTGAAAGATGTCCTTTTCGTCAAGAAACTTCTGGAGGTATTTGGTATTGTCCTTACTAGAGAAGAACTTCGTCATCCTCGAATTTTCAATATTAAACTTTGGCATATCCTAAATACAATCTAATAGTTAAACAATTAGTAGTTCGTGTAGAACAACTCTGGGTAACGGCTGATATTCATCGCCTCCACAGCTGGTGGAAGTGGACTCATTCTGTCCTTGATGAAAATTGCATCCGGTCCAAGTAAGCATGGTGTAAACATCATGCGAGGCTTCTCGAACTCATCGCTACCAGGAAGAGTGTAGAACGGCATGTCGTAGTCGTGAGGAGCGAAACAGTTTGGATTAGTCACTACAGGGAGTGTAGAGTCTACCGCAGCAGCCTCAACGAGCACCTGACCAACTGTCAATGCACCCAAAGCGGCAGACAGTGTAAGTTTCCAAACATCACCTGCTGTAGCATCGGTTGTCGCCTCAACAGCTGTGACAGAAACACCAGTTCCCTTTGTCTTGAAATCCTTCTGGCCTACCATGATCTTGTCACCGATAAACGGAATGTGATGATAGCCGTCACGAACGATATAAATATCCGTGTCTGTAGCGGTGCTAGTTGCCTTGGCAACTGCGTAAGACTTCAGAATCTTAATAGTGCCACCCTTTTTGTCAGCAAAGCCGAGGCTATGCTCAACGAGATCACCTGCATAAATCTTAGCAGGTCCAGGGAACGGATTTGTGATAACACCACCGATAGGAGGGTATCTGAAAGCCTCCTTGACAGCACCTTTAAGATTGAAGTACACATGCTTCTGACCGCCAATCTCAGCAGATGCCTGCAAGAGCACTGTTCCATTGAATACCGCACCCTGTGCGTTCATCTGGTCGTAATAATTGCTGTACTGCATAATCTTTTTACCTTAATTATAATGTTATCCTGAATTATTTCTTGACAGTCGCCTTTGTAGCTCTGTTCTTGCAAATATCCTTAATGTCGTCCCATTCATGCTCGTCGAGTTTCTTTTCCTCACCAGAAGGGGCACTAGAACCCTTTCGTGGTACAGCATTTCCACCGTTGGCACGCTTATAGTCGGCAGTATAGATATTTTCAGCCTTTGACACCAATTCGACAACATCTGCATCGTCTGGTATCTCAAGCTTAGAGAGTGCAGTATCAAGGAAAAAGTCGTTCATTTCAAGGTTTGCCTTGTCGAACTTATCCTTCAAACCTGCCTTTACTGACTCGATGGTTGCCTTCCTTGCAGCCTTCTTGTCTCTTTCCGCGTTAGCTTCCTTGAGGGCTTTGATTTCTTTGAGAAGCTCGTCGTACTTGTCGTCAGAGCCGGTTTTACCCTCTTCTTCCTCCTTGCGCTTGCGCTCCTCTTCCTCTTCCTTCTTCTTGCGTTCAGCTTCCTCCTTACTCTTCTTTACCTCATCAGAGATATTCTTGTGCAAGTTGCCGTTGATACGCTTAAGGCGATTTGCTAACTTGGTAACCAACTTGGCATTTGCTGCCTCATCGTCACCGAAATCTTCCAAAACATCATCAAGTTCCTCATTGATGGTCTTTTGGCTAAGTTCTTTGAACTTGGTGGTGTCAACCTCCTTGTTCACTAATGCTAAGAGTTCCTCTCTTGTCATGTTGTTTTTTGTTTAAAAATGTTATCCCGAAAGTGGTCCCTCCACCTCGAAAACGTATAAATATACCTTTTGTTTTGCAAATATACGAATAAATATGCAATTATCCAAGAAAAATTGTATATTTGCAGTATTAAAAATGAATATTTATGCAGAAAGATGTATTTTCAGGATTAAAATTGGATAACGGAGAGCCTATTTATACTCAAGAGTATATCCAATCATTAAGAGATACCGACAAGAAGCATCCAGACAAGCTGAAGATTATAGCTCAGCGTGGCGGTCAGGAACGTATGCTGTCTATCGACGCTGACATAAAGATAGTAGGCGGCTCGCGAGGTGGCCCACTGGATGAAGACACTAGAGTGTTGACTACTAGAGGATTCATTAAAATTAAGAATCTTAAATATGGTGACACCGTAATAGGACATGACGGTAAGGGGCACAGGGTATTAGGCCGAATTGATTATCCGGATAGAGATTGCTATGAAATTGAGCTATCAGACGGATCAAGTGTAGTATGCTCGGATGACCATATATGGAATGTGTCTATCGATGGCGACAGGAGGCTTATGCCGCATCTTGCCTGTGAGATAGCAAGTTACATCAATGAAGGCTACCATATCGCTATCCCTTGCGTAAAGCCTGTTGAGTTTGATGAAAGGTTCGGTCTAGCCTCTGTTGCTGAGAGAACTGAATCTTTAAGGCATATCATCGAAACATCAGGCAGGTTTTCTGGAAAATACTGGAAGAAGGCTTTCAAGACAAGAAAGAAAGCATTCGATTTCAAGTATCTGGTTGATAGTCTCGGTTCTGTTTGCTACGTAAAGAGGAAGTCAAACAAGAAATGGGAGGTTAGATTCGATTACAGAAAGAAGGAATTAAAGAGGAGGATTGTCAGCTGTAAACCGGTCGGCAAGCGAAACTGCTGTTGCATCGCCGTTGAGAATCCAGACTCACTATTCGTTGTCGAGGACTTTATCGTCACCCACAACTCCAAGTCCTTCTCTTCCCTAATGGAAGTTCTGAAGGATATCAAGAACCCTGACTTCCATGCGACTATCCTGCGAAACGAGAAAGATGACTTGCAGTCGCTTGTAACCGACTCTTATAAACTTTTCTCCCAATTTGGAACTTACAATAAGTCTCAAAATGATATGACCTGGAACTTCAATAACGGAGGATGGCTCAAATTCTCGTACTATGCTGGAGCCTATCAGGACTTCAAGACACGATTCCAGGGTCGCCAGTATGCCTATGTCTGCATCGATGAGGGTACTCAGTGCCCATACAAGAAGTTCAAGTACCTCTTGACCAACAACCGAAACGCAGCACATATCCGAAACCGCTTCTGGATTACATGTAACCCTGACCCGGAATCTTGGGTACGAAAGTTCATCGACTGGTGGGTTGACGAGAACGGATACATCATACCGGAACGTGATGGAGTCATTCGATACTGCTTCATGGATGGAGATACACCGGATTCAATCTACTGGGGCGACACAAGAGAAGAAGTATACGAGCAGTGTAAGGGTATCATCGATAGTCTTTGGAAGGATAGCTACGAGGAGCTTGGATACACAAAGCTCGAAATGTTCATCAAGTCGGCAACGTTTATCCGTGCAGACGTATCAGAGAACATTAAGCTTATCTCCACCGATGCATCATATATCGCCAACCTTGCCCAGCAGGATGAGGAACAGCGTATGCGAGACCTGGAGGCTAACTGGAACTGGAAAGCTGCCGGCGATGACATGATCAAGATGGAAGACCTTGATGAAATCTACGACAATGCAGAACAGATAGGAGATGGAAAACGCAGAGCTTCTGCCGATATTGCTTTCACCGGCGGCGATAACTTCGTGATGTGGCTCTGGGAAGGATGGCACTGCAAAGACTTGGTTGTTCTGAGGCTGGACCCTAAGACGCTCGTTTCTGTAGTTGAGGCAAAGCTGAGAGAGTGGGGCGTTGAGGAATGTAACTTCACTTACGATATGCAGGGTATCGGTCAGTACTTTAAGGGATTCTTCAAGGATGCCGTCCCATTCAACAATCAGGCAGCACCTATCGCGAGGAATCATCAGGAAGAAGAAGGAATCAAATACCTATATAAGGATTTGAAGTCTCAGTGCGCATGGTTATTTTATAAGATGATAAAAGAGAAGCAGATTTCCATCGACTCGGCCCTGCTTGAAAGAAAGTATTCAGGAAACGGATTTGACAAGGTTCCTCTCAGACAGATTCTTCAGAAGGAGCGTAAGATGCTCAGACGTGACGAGAATAGCGATGATAGGGGATTCAAGCTATTACCTAAGAAGATTGCCAAGAAATATGTCGGGCACTCGCCTGACTTCTTTGAATCTTGGTTCTATGTAATGATATTCAGTTTAACAAAAAAGAAAAATAAAAAGGTAAAAGGATTATGGATGCTATCAAGGTAAATAATGTAAGGGAGCTGCTCGTAAGGAAGCCATTCTACGAGCTTACTCCTGCGGGGTACATGAAGCACTCGGTTGTAAGCGACGTTGTTCCTGACTATTACGACGGAACGATGCCAGACGACACCATGTATCGCCGCATCAAGACGCAGGCAGACTTCCTGCGTGAGTATTACCCATCTGCCCATAGGATTATGGATGAGAAGGAATACCCGGACATCTGGAAGTTGAACCCTGAGAATAACAGGTGGTACTGCCAGAAGATTCAGCGCACAGCCTTTGCATTCCAGCAGCTCATCCACACGAAGCATCTGCTGCACTTGACTGGCAACGATGTTCAGTTCGAGCTTGCTGATGGTGATGACTACGAGAACGAGAAGAAGGTAGAGGAGAATCAGAAGACCCTCGATGTATTCAAGAAGGGCTGGCTTATGCACGATATGGAGATTCGCTTCTTTGAAGCTGTAAGTGCGTATCTGAAGGTTGCAGAATGTGCAATCGTCGGTTTCTTCGATGAAAAGAAGAAATTCTGCACACGAACACTCTCTTATGATCGAGGAGATATCCTGTACCCTCACGTCGATTCGCTCACTGGCGATCTCCTTTGCTTTGCCAGGAAGTACTACGACTACGACGATGAGGGCAACGAGAAGACCGAATATGTCGAGGCATGGGATAACCGCAAGTTCTACCGTTTCAAGAAGGCAGTCAAGTCAGGAAAGGCAAAAGAGGTAATGACGAAGATTGCAAGGATTTTCGGAATTGACGACTACACCCTCATTGAAGAGAAGGACCACGGCTTCCAGTTCGTGCCGGTAGCTTACGCACGTAACGACAACGGACCTTGCTGGTTTATGGTTCAGAAGAACATCGAGGACTATGAGGAAGCATTCTCATATCTCTGCGAGAACAACAAGGCGTACGCTTTCCCAATCCTTACGCTCACTGGTGATGGTGAGGATATTTCTATAACCGGCGACGATATGACTGGCTCTGCGAAGACAATCATGATTACGGACACTAACGGCAAGGCTGAATTCTTGAATGGAACGGATGCCTCTGATGCCTTCGCTACACAGCTCAACAAGTCGTATGACCTCATCTATGAGCTGTCATTCACCGTGAAGCCACCTGAGCTGAAGTCCGGTGACCTCCCAGGTGTAGCCATCAAGCTTCTCTATTCTCCTGCACTGGAGGTTGCAATGAACGATGCACAGGAGTTGCAGCCATTCCTGGATAAGATTCTCCGCATCTGTCAGTTCGGCATCGGTACTGATGAAAACTGCGTCGCTACAATGTCTGGGCTTCCAATCAATGCGTGGATAAAATGTTATGTGCATAGCAACTCCCAAGAGCAAATCAACAATCTTGCGACTGCTGTACAGAATGGCTTCATCTCAAAACAGACAGCTTCAGAACGCTGCCCAGAGTATCCAAAGACGGCAGAATACGAGCGCATAATGAGGGAAAAGAAAGATGAACAGCAACAGGATCTCCTCATCGAACTCAAAAAGCAGGATAACCAGACAGAGAATGCTATTGAAGAGGAAAGAGCTACAGCTAGCATCCAGGGAGGTAAAGGAAACGTACGTACTGGAAACGGCAGAAAAGCCGGAAGGCCTGACGAAGGGAAAAACACGGATAAGTGGGGGAATCAACCATCAGAGAATAACTGGAAAAAGTATAATCAGACTCATTAACACGTATTTTTAACGTCGTTCTATAGTAGGCGTTTTTGGTACAGATGTTATATGCTATATTTTTCGTATTTTTGTAGAGAGGATAGGCAGGAGTAGCTACCTGCCGACAAGGGTAACTCGATAGCCCTTCCTCTCTTTTAAATTATCGGGGCAAATTTTAAATATCGAGTTCATGAATATACCAAAAGTTAATTCTGAGCGATGGTTGTCGCTCGAAGATTTGGAGGGCGAGGTCTGGAAGATTATTCCGCGCCTTAATAGCAATTATGCCGTCAGTAACTATGGAAGAGTAAAATCACTCTCACGTTCCATCCATCAGGAATACAGAAACATAACGAGAATAACTCAAACAAGAATCCTTAGGCTTACAAAAACGCCATACGGATACTTGTCTTGCAGACCTCTGGTCGATGGAAAATTAGGAAATGAGAGAGTTCATCGCCTGGTTGCAGAAGCCTTTATTCCTAATCCAGGTAAATTTCCTATCATAAACCATAAGGATGAAGATAAGATGAATAACGTTGTATCAAATCTCGAATGGTGTACAAGAAAGTACAATTCCAACTATGGAACATGCCAGGAAAGGCGCGCTGCATCATTATCAAAAGCAATGGCAGAAAAGTCGGAAATTATAAACCAGTATGATCTTGAAGGAAATTACATTCAAAGTTTTCAAGGCAAAAGAGATATCATTAGAGCCGGACTTCGATACGAAACTGTAAGAAGATGCTGTAATCACAAACAGAAGACTTCGGAAGGTTTTGTATACAGATTCGACGGAGAAGAGTTTTCACTAGAGCCGGACAAGTCTATGATTGGTGTTGGTGCAAAAGCAATTTTATGCTTCGATATGAGTGGAAATCTGTTGCATTCGTATCAAAGCGCCAGAGATGCGAGCCTTGCAATTAAAGGCTTTGATGGCATTTTGCCAGGAATAAGCAGATGTTGTAGAGGAGAGCGGCCTTCCGCTTACGGCTATAAATGGAGGTATGCAAATGGATAATGAATTAAAACGTTCTGTCGATTACAGCAGGAAGCGCTTACAGGCAATCCGAAACTGCGAGGACCATGTTGCTGAAATCCTCTGGAAATCGACACAGAAAATAATTGCCGCAAGTAAGCGATACAGAGGTGCGGGCAGGCTCACAAACGAGTCAGCCCTGCTCTCTTATGCCAAGAATGTTACTGCTGAGGCAGAGGATAGCATCAACAGTTACATCTCTGCTTACTCCAAGGCTTCATGCAAGATTCTCGGGATTGACAGCGAGAACATCGAATCGTTTCTCGTCAGCGACATCTACGGAAAGACGACATCAGAAAGAAACGCCGTCTATCTCGGAAACTTTGCGGAAGACATCGTGAGGATGATCAAGGCAGGAACCTTGATGGGATATTCAGACCAGCAGCTTCTGTCTTCCATCCGCACAGGATATAAGGACCCATATCACACATCAGTCATCACCAAGGCGAAGAGAAAGGACATTAACATCGATGTTCCTTCTTACGGAAAAGGCTATTACAGAAACGCCTATCAGAATATCGTAAGAAATGCTTCTCAAGTGATTGCTTTGGCGTGGGGACAGGCAGAGCAGGAGTATGGGCAGGAGAGTGGAGCTATCGGCTACTTTGTTCACAGAGGGTCGTCGTTTCCTTGCCCTGTTTGCGATGATTTATGTGGATATGTACATTCGCTTGACACGATGGTTATCCCCGCACATCCAAACTGCGTATGTAGAGTAGAGTTTACATTTAAAAAATAAGATTATGATTGAAGAAACAAAAGGATACACGTTATCCGTCGATACGTACAAGAAGGCGAAGGCTCTCAAAATGAAGGACCCTCGCTATTACATCTACGCAAGCCTCCGTGGCTCAGGTATGCCAATGAGGGATTGTTGGGCAATCGCCTTTCAGGGAGAAGGATTCAACTGGGAGAAGTCTTTCCTTGAAGGAGAGATGAACAAGCTCGAAGCCCAAGAGTCTGTCCAGAAGAGAATAGCAGAGGTGCAGGGCAAGAAGATTGGAAACGAGCATAGCGAAGATTTAACCCCGGAACAGCTCGCAAAGGCTACGTCAAAGGAACAGATTCTCAAAGACCTCGTTATCGCCCGCTCAAAAATTAAGAATACATCTTCCAAAGAATGGGCTGACTACACAAAGATGATTGGAGACTTTGCCAAGATTAAGCAGGATGAGCTTCAGACAGAAGATACGACTTGTCATTTTTACTTACCTGTAGATTATCCACATGGGAAAAATGACTGTTTGTTATTCAAAAATGGACTCTGTAAGGGTGGTAAATAGTTAAATTCGTGTTAAAGTAACTTTGTTTTACTAGAATTTTAGCAAAACCAAGTACCTTTGCAAACGATTAATGTTCACAGATTCTTTCTGCGAATCATAATTCAAAAATTTTTTGGTTAATAAGAGGGGCAGTGTCTTCACAGATACTGCCCCTCGCTTTAATATATAAAGTAGAAGAAAAATATAAATTCAATCAGGGATACTTCTCTCCAGTGATGAGCTCAAGCGCAATTCGCATCTGATCTTCAAGCATATCGTCATTAAACGTAGGAAGAACGCCGTATGATGGCAGTTTCTTCGTCTCTGCGGCCTCCAAAATGAATTGGAGTGCCTGTACTAGTGAAGTATGGTCTTGAACGACCTCAAGCAATTTATCGCTCATCATTGCCTCCTTCCTTCTTAATCTGTTCTGCCATCTCAAGAATAGTCTCGGCGTGCTTATCGCGGTCGATGACTTCCTGTACGGCCTCATCGCTCTCCTTGCGAAGCTGCTCGTCAGTCTTGCCATCGTCGGCAGCAGCGTTCATCCTCGCAGACTCACGGGCAAGGTACTCGTCACGAAGCTTCAACTTACCTGCCGTGTATTCTGCATCGCCAGGCAATGACGTATCCGCGTACATAAGCTGAGCGAATGCCTCGATGATGTTTCCATCATCCTTGGAGAACTCATAATGGTCTCCTACGGCCGCAGGAACACACTCATCGAGTGCAGCGTACATGGATGTGCCGATAGAGAACTCGATTCCCCATGTGCCGGCAATGTTCGCAATCTTGATGAAAGGCAGCGAGCCTCTCTGTAAATGCTTCTTGATATCAGTAGGGATATCCTCTCTGAGTGAAGCAACTTCTTTCTTAGACAAGCTCTTACTGAACTTCAGCACGGTGAAGTGTCTTGTCTTGATAGTCTTTCCAAATGGTAATGCCATGATAACAATATTTTAAAGTTAAACTTTTATTTCCTTATACTCGAAATCCCTGCAAGAAGGATTCTCTTCTGAAGCAACCTTCTTCTCAGTAGGGTGACAACACTTACCTTCCTTGAAGAAGAAGCAATCCTTGCAAGTGTAATCAGTCTGCTCCATGTTCCAATAATTTTATTTCGTCCTGGATATAAAACACCGCCTTACGCAAGTCCTCGATGCGCTTCTCGGTCTTGGTCTTGTTGCCATCCACCTTATCCTTGCGTAAGAGATACTTGATAGCGTTCCCTGTATTGAAGTCAAGGTGTCTGCAAATATCCAAAGGCTCAACACCGCACAAATCCTTCAGCCACGCATAATGGGATGGGTGAGACACTTGCTCTACTTTTCTGTTTGCAGATTCGTTTACGAAGACGGAAACCTTCGCTAATTTATCAATATCTGCGACAGTTGATATATATGCGCATGCCGCCAATTCGATCTCGCATCTTTCATTCTCAATACCTACAACCTTAATAGCAAAGGTATCGTAAATATCGTTAGGGTCTATTTGGTGAATAAACGACATATCTGTTATGTCTTTCAAATCAACCTTTCTAATCTGCAAGACAGAACCAACCTTAATATCTTCTTTCTTAATCATAATCTTCGTTTTTAATTATATCTATAATATCACGCTCTTTGAGACGGAGAAACTGATATGGATTGAACCTTCCACCTTTAACGACACAAAACCTGCACCAATTAGCCTTGAAGTCTATTGCTAGGGTTATTCCTGGATCGACGTAGTTGTTGTCTGGAACTTTGAACGTCGCCCAAACATAACCGCGCTTAGAGTCGACCAGGTCGACAATTCCGCAAACCAGATTATCATATTGAAAGACTCTGCTTTTGAAAATTTCCTTTTCTTGCTCTTCGAGTTCTTCGATAAGATATGACGCAGGTGCAATAAACACAGTTCCTATGTAAGTATCTTCATAATTCATAAGCTATTCCTTTTTACTATTCAAATAAAATGCTCTAAGAGCCATAACCTCTGAGGGGTTATGAAAAAGGATAATACAGAAATCACCATGTTCTTCTGTATGAACCTTTCGTAAGCCACATTCCTTGATAAATCCATCCTCACCAATATAAGGGCTAAGGATCTCGCGAACCGCACTAGTATGGCTTGGCTGAACTATAATAACACCGCCAGTTTCTCGAAGTTCTTCAAGTTTCTTCCACTGAGCTTCAATATTTTCGTCTCCATAGAACAAATCATAACCATAAGGTTCTGTGATTTCTCTATCAATGCCCATTCCTAAAGGAAGGTCAATTACTATAATCGGTTTCATAAGCTATTCCTCCTTATCTTTTAGTTCAACGAAATCTCCAATGCCAAGACGAGCCTTGTTAATGCAAGACGCAATCCAACCTATCAAGTAAGCAGAAGACTCGCCGCCGTGCTCCATACCAATAGCATCCTCGATGGCCTCGCAGGCATGAGAAGCCTCATGACAACAAACTCCCATTCTCATAGAATCCTTGCTTGCAAAATTAATAAACGAGCGAAGTTTCTTATTCGCCTTTTCCCTAACTTCATCGTAGGTTATTGCGTCAGAATTGGAGAAATCAACCTCCAAAACCTCACCTTTTCTACCTTCAAAGCACTTGTTGGCATCCTCTTGGTTCATTCCAATAGCGACACATAACATTCTTGGATAGATAACAGGGTCGTATTCGTAATATCCTTTCTTCTTCATATTTTCAACTATTTATGGTTATACTTATGTCCGCAGTGAAACATATTGCAGACATTGCATCTATAGACGGTCATCCCCTGCTGAATGAGCTTCGGGTGTGTCTTAAGGAACTCCCAGGCTTCATCCTCTGTCTCGTATGCGACCTTCGCCTTCCAGGAATGAACCTTCCTGGTCCAATGCTCCGGGTCCGGCTTGAACGGAGGAACCTTGTTCGGATTGTGATGTCTTCTCATAATTAAAAAGCTGTATATCTCGTTCTACGTATATCTTCTAGCCTTTCACGAGCAGAAAGCCGTCTTTCAAGCGAAGAATCGAACTTTTTGGCTATCTGCTCGAATTTGAAAATCATTAGGTCGTCCTCAGAAACATTCCACATCTTCTTTAGCCACTCGTCGTTGAGACGATCTGTGGTTTTCCTGATTCTGTCGCCGTAGAGGATTTCGAGCAGCAGCTTGTCAAAGCCACCTTCCGGCTCAAAGCTCACGTCAAGCGTGATGCTGTGATCCTTGTATCGGCAAGACGACATCTTGATACCAGACTCGAACGCTTTGTCCACAACATTATGAATAGATCCGCGAATTCTGTCGCCATCTATAAAGGCATCGGATATACAAAACATAAGTTTTTCTCCCATAAGCTACAAACATTTAAATGAAACACTATTCAACGTCCTGTTCACCGCAATCTCCCCCTCGTTACACATGGTCCTCATGCACTCCAGGGCATCCTCGCGGACAGCAGTCATAATCTCGCTCATCGAAGCGGTGGCCGGAACAATATTCCCGTCAGCCTTCTTCTTCGTGATACAGGAGATAATCTCCTTGATATATTCCTTGTCTATCATAGAAATCTGTTTTAATGGTGGTCGCCGACCGTGGAAGGGACTCGAACCTCCCGTCTGCCCGGACTTATGCCCGAAGGCATGTCCCACCGCCTTGCGGCCACCGGTTTCTTTAATCATCAGGCTGAATGAAGCTCTCCGGCTGCTTGGCGTCCTCCTCACCGACAGGAGACTTGATGTCGTTGATGAGCACCTTCTCCTTCAGGTCATCCATCAGGGCGCCGTACACCTGGTACATATTGCCTTCCTGAGTCCTCTTCTTGAAGAATCCGTACTGGTCCCACATGTCCCTTCCGAACTTCTGTATGCTAGGGATGTCCCTTTCGTCGATATCGTTAAGCCTACAGAACTCGGTGAATCTCTCATACAGGTCCTTCGAGAGCATCCACGATGAAATCTCGTTTTTCGCCTCTGGGCTGCTCCTCATGCTGTAGGCCATTATCCACGCACCGATAGGATGCTTGTCGAGAAGCGAGATGATCTTCTGCCTGAGGCCTCCGCTGGTATCAGGGAAGCGGTACTTTCTCTTCCTCAGCTCCATCGCGCCACGGAATATCCAGTTGAACACTCCGCTCAGCTCCTCACGGATGATCTTGCTCGCAAGCTCCGGGTCCTGCCTGTCCTTGGAGATGGTCACGTCGAAGTTGATGTACTGGAGGCGCCTGACGAAACCGAGTGATGCGTCTTCAGCGTTCGGGGATTCGTTGAGACTAAAGATGAGGTAGGGGATTGAGTTTCCTTCAAGAATATCCCTGCCCAGCTTTCTCATCGGTACAGGCTCACCGCTCACAAGCCTCTTGAACATACCCGTATTCTTCTTTCCGAACTTCTTCGGATCAGAATCGGAAGACCAGTTGAAGATGGCGTTCCTGATAGGATACCTTCCCCTCATTCCCTCGTCTCCGTCGGCAGTGAGGTCTGCGTAGTCCATCTTGCTTATTCTGTCCTTACCGAATATATTGCAGGCAACGTCGAAGATGACGCTCTTTCCGTTTGCTCCCGTTCCCACCAGAAGGAGACACAGCTCGATCTTCGATGACTTCCTTCCCTCGTAGGGGTTGTACGCCGTACCTCTCTGTGTCAGTCCAAGGCCTAGGAACATCTGAAGAACCATCCTTGACGTACTGTCAGGAAGAACCTCGTGAATGAAGTTCAGCCACCTGTCGCACCTTGCCTTCGGATTGTAGTCGTAGGGATGATAGTACGTGACATGGTACTCGGGAGAGAATGGCATTACCCTCGGATACTGCAATCCGCTTCCGAAGTCAACCACTCCGTTGGCGAATGCAACGATGTCGAATGTAGGCCTCAGTATGTTGTAGCACTCTATCACGTCAATGAAAGACTTGTTCATCACCGTGCTGATGCCGAGCATAGGAGCCATGGCCAGGTCGAGAAGCAGCAGCTGGTAAGCCTGCTCCAGGACTATCTTCGGAACCGCCTCGTATATCTTTCCGTTGAACATATAGTAAGCACCGTTGTAGTACTTCACCGGAGCCTTCTTCGCAAGCATCCTCATCGACCTAATGAAGGAAGACTTCATCTTGTTGTACTTCTCCGAATTCGCCTTACCCCAGTCCTGGCACCTCAGCATGTCGAAGCCGTACTCTTCACGCCTCGAAAGCTCCAGAAGCTGGGCGTGTAACGTATCTATAGCTATACCATTTTCCATTTATGCACAATAATAACATTAATTTTCCGTTATTGTGTAGGGTTAACCCCGATAAACAGGGGCTTTCAGGAAGATATGCATACCTCTGACCACCCTTACAATAAGTCGACTCTATAATAATACGACAATACAAAGATACAAAAAATATAATGAATATATCCTATAACCATAGTAGATAAAGGATATAAATATACATTATAGGAGTACATTTTATGAATAATAGATATACATTTATGGTTTTGCTCACCAATATAGGAGTTAATGTTACCAAATGTTAAAAATAGGTGAGTGCATGAATATGCATAAATATACTTTCTGAAGGCAAAGTAAGTTTACTTTACAAGAAGGCTGAAAAATCGGAAGAAAAAATTTTTAGATGAGGTGACTACCACGCTGATTTGGGGCTGCAAAGGGGGTGTGGGGGTCTTTATTCAAAACATATTACATTTGCCGTTGGTTTATATAGTGTAAACCACAAAAAGTGTACCCTTTTTGGCTACATAAAAATATGTTGGTTTATAATATCCTTAAATTCTTGTAACTACCTAATAATCAATAACTTATAATGTATTTTAATACTCCTTACTTGCATATTATTACATATAGATTTTTAAGCTATAAACGAACACAAAAAAGCCTATAGTGTACAACATACACTAACTAACTATCTAGTTATCAGTTAGTTATGCAATTTTCCTTATTTTCTAGATTTTACCCATATTTTGTTATATATTATTACCATAAAAGTGCTATATAACATATTATTTGTAGTAATAAATCCCTTAAAATATATTTAATAGTGTATAGTAAACACTATAAAATGGCTAATTTTCCAACTTGTCGCCAACTGGAATATAGAACACTAAAAAGGTAAAATAGAACACTAACAAAGAAGCTTCTTATTTGGGCTATTATTTAGATTAATTCTAGATAAATAATCGACAGATAGGCACATTGCATTTTTCAACTTGTTAGTAATATTATCTAGATTAATTCTAAATAATATAATATAGCCCGAAATTTGCGTTTTAAGAGTGTTTTATCTGCATACCTTATTACTAGTAAGGAACACTATTAAAAGCCTATAAACGGCAAATAAAAGGCATTTAAGGCTATCTTTGCTTTTATGAATAACTAAACTAACTAACTATCTAATATACAGTTATTTAGAATAAATCTAAATTTATATAAACCAACAAAATAATCGTGTTTTTATTTGGTTATTTCAAATATTCTTTGTACCTTTGCAGCAGCTATTGAAAGATAGCCTAAAACTACATATAAGGGTATATGTAGCCGTGCGAGTCGGCACGACATATTGGAACAATTCATTTTAATTTAATGCCCGATTGCAAGGGGTTTAAATAAATGCTAGGAATTATTATGAAGACTGAAAAGCAGATTGAGAGTGCGATTGTTAAGGCATTTTCCAAGGAGTGTGAAGGCGTGGCAATAACACGCCGTGAGTTTATCAAAGATAACATTTCAACTCCTCTAGATAAGTTTTTTGATAAGGCTATCGGGAAATATCGTGAAGACTTAGACAAAAATGAGCGTGACGAAATTACACCTACACAACGTGCTTACATGCAGAAATTCAACGCAAATGTAGATTTTAGAAATGCGTCAGCAGATTATTTGCTTGCAACGTCTATCGGTGCTACACAACACGGAATCTTACAGAAAGCCGTGTTTAAATTTGCAGATTTGAAAACAGATACGGGCTTTTTGCAGTGGGTTTTCAATAACCACAAATTAGATAGTGTTTCAGTTGTTTGCACTGATACAACAACACGTCTTGTTTCGTTTCTGAATAATCTATATAAAGATTATGTAGACGGCATGAAGCAAGTAACTGCTGATAAGGCAGAAAAGGCAGCTAAGGCAGCAGAAGCTAAGGCAGCAGCAGCAGCGGTTAAGGTAATGAGTGATGAAGAAATTCAAACTCAAATTGCGGCACTCATGAAGGAGGCAGCAGAAAGAAAGAAAGCAGCAGCAGCGAACTAGAAAGATATAAGGTAGTGGATTTTCCACTACCTTATTTTTTCGTACCTATATTCTAGAAAGATTTTTCTAGAATATTTTTTTTAGATTTTATTTTTCAGAATTGTTTCAATATAAATTTTCCCTACATTATTTTTCAATACCTTTTCGTGGTGTGTAGGATAAACACAATTTCTAATTGTGGCTAAAATTGAAAACGTAACTTGTTAGCTAGATTTCTAAGCGAGAAATTTAGCGAACCATACGAAATATTTTTTTAGGCGGCACAACTGGGGCGGTCATCCTCAGACGTACCAACTACCGACGGCGAGCGGTGTCTCTCCGTGATACGTGAAACAGAATATAAGAGACTGAGATTTCCGTGGAGCGTATCACCGGAGCGGACACAGGGAGCACAGGCACAGGAGCGAGGTGTAGCACCAGCAGGAAGAAGCGACCACGCGAGGATTGAAGGCTAACCGACGGCAAGGGTACGTATGGAGACAGAACGAAAGTTGTGCGATACGGGCGCAGTGTGATTATAAGGCGTACCGGGAGAAACTATGAAAAATCATAATTCATATTCTATCCCGTTGGCTGCGGGTTAAGGGATACGAGATATCCAAAAGCTACGTGTTGGATGGCACGTGTAGTGGTTCACGTTGGCGGTAATCCGTCACATCATACACACCCAGAGCTTTTAAGAATCGGCTGGTGTGTATAAAAGATTCTACCGAAAGAGGTTGTGGAATCCTCGGTTACTTCGGGTATGCGGTTAAAAAATCCTCATGAGAGTAATATGTGAATATGAAATCGAAAGGGAGTTTATCTGCTTATCGCACGTTGAGAGAAAAGAAGACAATAAAATAACAGTGAGTGTTGGTATGCTGGTAGATTTCCTGGCTAAATAAAATCGGGGCGGCGAGAAATCTCCGCCCTACAATTACAAACCAACAAATTTAGAATTATGAGTACGCTACATTTAGATTGCAGAAGTCAAGGAATGATGGAGAGTATCATCGCTGACAGACAGGAGAGATATTCTCACGTCGAATTTATTTCATGGAACAACAATACGCTTGTATTGGCTTACATTCCGTGATGCCAAAAATCCGTAGCCAGTACGATAATTGTCGTGTGTGGCTACGGAACAATTACCAATATTTTAGAATTATGAAAGCAAGGCAAATCATTTATTCAAGCACTATAATTGTGCTTGGATTTATTCAGAGCGTTCCTGCTCTGTTGTGTTTAGCAAGTACGAATATTGCCATTATTCTGCTTGGAATATTTTGGGGAATTGTGCTTGGAATATTCTGGAGCAGTACGATAATTGGCAGGTGGTTCTTCAGGGAGCTGTGGAGATCTACACTCCGCTTGGAAAATTTCATCCTGCCTGGAGCGTGACAGATTTGGAAAGTACGATAATTGTGCTTGGAGTTTTTCAGCCTAAAAACTGCTCATTCAATTTGGGCAGTACGATAATATAACCAATTAAACAAGAGAATTATGGAAAAGTATATCGTAAGAAAGGGCGTGCTATCAGCTGCGCTCGTGGCTATCGTGAGTTTCGTGTGTGGTGTAATTGCCATCGTAGGATTTGTGCTTGGAGATTTTCAAGCTGTTTTATATTCTGCGGTTCTTGAAATGTGCGGTCTATTTATAATTGCTATAATGATAGATGCCATCCAGCAGCAGATAGAGGATATCTGTGACTAGCCAAAACTACCGCTTGGAGATATTCGGGCGGTATCTAGTATTAACCAAATAAAAATAGAATTATGAAACAGAGAATCAAGGAATTTTGCGATGAGTACATGTGGTTTATCCTTCCAGCTTGCAGCAGTCTAGCTATGATGCTGGGTGTTGTTATTGAGAAGCATTTTCCACTGAGTGAAATACTGAGTGAAATTCTGTAGCCTAAAATCTCCCTGCTGCATGCAGGGTACAATATCAACCAATTAAAATTACAGAATTATGAAGAAGAATATTTTCGTGGCATTATTTGCCGTAGTGTGTGTTGCATTGTGTGTAGTATCTATTACTCTGTACAATTGTCACAGAGCGAACGTGATGCTGAGAAAGACAGTTATCAGCCAGGCGAACGAGATTTCAGAGCTTGGTAATTGCCAGCACACAGAGAGTACGATAATGTACACAGGATTAAAGAAGTAGTAAATTTAGCGTGGTGATGGAGCCACATACCCAATATGGAACGAAAATACGCTGCCCCCTCTTTTTAACCAATTTTTTTTAGAATTATGCTAAACTTGAGAGGAGTTTCTGCTCCTCTCTTCTATTAACCAAAACTTTAGAAATATGAAAGCAATTAGTAAGGCACAGGTAATAGACCTGCTTTCCTACATCGGAAAAGACGGAGTAGATAACACAAACTACGGCGTAAATGAATTTATAGCTCCAGTAAAGCCTAACGAATGGTACGACTGCGAGGATTCCGGCTGTGATGTTTTGCAGCCGGGCGTATATTGCGCCATTTGGTTTGATGAGGATGATTTCTCAGATTTTCCTAGCCTCTGCAAGTGGATAGACGAGAATCTTACAGAAGAGAACATCGTATTGCTTGATAACGGCAGGGGATGGATTGTATTAATCTGCTTGGATTTATTGTAGCCAAAAATGTGCTCAGGCATTTTCCTGGGCATACTATGTAGAACCATTAAACAAATTGAATTATGTTAGACAGAAAATCACAGAAGAATTTTGAGCGTGCGCTTATGCATGAGATGGAGAAGATCAAGATTGCTGCACGCCAGTGGCACAACAACAATACCAGAGGCTACAGGGATTTCCGTAGCAAGGAGGCTATCTCCAAGAGTTTCTCTGAGATTGCAGTATTGTGCATGAGCTAAAATGTGCGTGGCAACTGTCACGCATACAATTATTCACCAAAAATTTATAGATTATGAAGAAATTAGAGAATCCTAAATGGGAAGAAAAGAGAAATTATCTGCGTAACGTAATCCTGCCTAAATTGCAGGGGATGCAGCGTGATTTGTTCGGTGACGAGTATTTGACAATAAATGTAAGCGTCGGTCCAAATGGGGAATACGTCACGGCGTATGCCGCTATTATGAAGGGTGGCGAGATGCAGGGCAACATTTTTGTACATTTGTGCGTATACGACAGCCGTGAGAATATAGATTTCGAGTACGGGAAGCTTTTGAATTTTCTCGTCTTATACCAGGCCTCATAGCTTTTACGCTGATCACACAGCCTGAAAAATGAGGGAGTTTCATCTCCCTCTCCTACAAACCAAAAATGTAGAATTATGAGTAAATGGGTACAATTTTACCACAAGATTAACAAGTTTGACCTTGTGAACATGAGATTTACGGATGAAGAAGAAACCGTAGAGATGGTGGGCATGGATTCTGTCATGCGTATCGACGGCAGATGGAATATGCCGTCCATACGTGCTGCGATACAGAAGAAAATTGAGAGGATGAAGAATTTCGATGATTTTGATCCCTGTGCATTCTCCATTCTCACCGGCAGTTCTATCCTGAATGCTTCAGAAAGTCCGGTGTACAATCTCTAGCCAGAACTGGGCAGTACGATAATGTGCTGTCTGCTATTAACCAAAACATATTAGAATTATGGAAACAGTAAGAGTAACTGACAGACACGGAATAGAGCGCGCGTGGGATGTCGTAACAGATAAATGTGTAGGCTGTTGTTTCTTAGGCATACACAACGGGACGACGTACTGCTGCCCTAGCCATATCTCGTGTGACAACAAGTAGTCAAAACTGCGGGGCACGTCCTGTGTCCTGCTTCAATTATTAACCAATAAAATTCAGAATATGTCAGAAGAAGACAGAAAGTTCCTTGCAAGGCTCGTAGCGAGCCACAAGGCAGTTATCAGAGAGGAGTGCAGACGAAAGAAGCTAGACAAGAGCGAGTATTACAGACGTGCAGCTCGGGTGGACAAGAAAGCTCAGGAGATTGAGCGTGCGTACATGCGTCCTAGAAGATTTTAGCCAACATTCTGTGCAGATAGGCTGCACAGAAACCATGTTTAACCAAAAATACAATAGATATGGAGTATATAAAGAGGACAGAGAACAATACGCGCGTTGACGTGTATTTCGATGGAGAAAAGTACGTGTTCATTAACGCATTCCACGGATGTGTGGCAGTTGCGAGAAGAGAAGGACTCGTTGATTTCACTAATGACGGATACAAGGCTCACGTCAAGTTCAAGGTCGAGAAAACGAGATGCACCATCAGTAAGAGAACTATAGATGGCACCATCTATAAGATGGAGAACAGACACATGAGCACTGTCGTTGAGTATGAATGGAAGGAGGTTGACAGAGATGACTTGCCTTATGCCGTGAGCGTGAAAGTAGAGGAGCGTTAAGCCAAAAATCCTGCGTGGAGACACGTAGGAGCTATTATTAACTAAATATTCAAAGGATATGAAAGAAAGTATTGAGGCTATGCTGTGGGATTTCATTATTGACAACAATATCGCCACAGAGGACGAGGTTAGACTTGTCACGGACATAAATGGCTTGAACGAGGAAACGATGACAGACATTATTTATGCCAAGACAGGACTACGCAGTTACGAGCAGTGTAAAGATGAAGGCTACTCCGGCACAGATGAGCTTGACAGCTATTATTGTCTTGACGAAGAAGACAATGAAGAAGAGGAAGAGGATGAATATGAAGAAGAGTAGTATTTGCCTAAAAAGGTGCGCCCATGCATGAGCGTGCCTTCTATTGTTTAACCAGATAAATTATTTGAATTATGGCAAATAAATTTCAGTACACGAACCAGAAGGAGCTGAGAAAGGCATTCTGGGAGTTTTGTGACGAGTGTGGTATCGACTACACTGGCAAGAAGACAAAGTTCAACCTTGACTTGAACATGACTTTCAATGACTGGAAGGACGGATTGCAGAAAGATGGTGTGATAAGCGACAAGCTTTGTTTCAGAGCTTGTCTGTATTAAGCCAAACCAATCCTCACTCCCACGGGTGGGGATTTCTATTAACCAAAAAGATTGAAATATGAAGAAAATTGAGATTACGAGAGCTGGCATGGGCGAGAAATGCCCATACCCGAAGTTCAGCAAATTACTGGCAAAAGGCTACATAATGTGCCATCGCTGCAAGTATTGTGCTGAAATTATCAGTGAGACAGAAATAATGTGTAACTATAATTAATCTATAATTATGAGTGAATTAGAGAAAATCCTGAATGACGATTTGCTGAAGTGTGAAATCGTCGAGTCAGCAGAGAATGCTGCAAGGCGTGTGGATCTCATCAAGTGGACACACGACAATACATTCTCAGTAGCTGAGGTGAACAAGGATACAGGTAAACTAGAGGTTACAGATATTCCAGAGACAGATGAGCTTAAAGCATACAAGTATTTCTACAGCAACTATTGGAGTGTCATCATGTTCTAGCTAAAACTCCCCACGATAATGTGGGGAACCATTACGAACCATTTAAAAATAGAATTATGGCAAAGAAAATTTATGCGCTCTATCGCACAGACAACTGGCATACATACGATAGCCGTGAATTACTTGTTGTAGCAGGTAGTATCAGAAGATGTTGTAAGGTAGCCAAGGACGATGGAGCAACAAAAGAGCAGATTGAGGAATTGCGTGGTCACCGCCACCAATCTCAGTGTACCGACGGAACCGATTACGAGTACGCCATTGATGAGTACACGCTCAATGAGAGTTTAATCAGCTAAAATCCCTCTTCGGAGGGAACCATTATGAACCATTTAAACAGATGAATTATGGAAAAGAATATTGTAGAAGTTGTTATGAACAACAAGGGTGAAGTTATCGAGAAAGTATCCGATTATATCGGTGTTGAAAGCTTCGCCAAGGTAATTGAGGGCCTCTATCGTGAGTGTCTGGAGGAATTCGATGACGCAGAAGATTTGGAAGAATACATTGCAGATATGCTTAGAGAGAATATCCAGTCCCTTGCATGGGAGCTTACTCACAAGGTAAACAGAGAGATGAAGAAATATCTCCATCTTAACGACCAGCGCATGGATGGTAATTTTGCCAATCTGTACAACGATTATCCCAGACACGTTACAGGTACGTTCTGGGCGACGGACTACGATGGCGACGATTACTACGATTTGTATCCTCAGATGGTAGCCAGACTTGATGCCGCAGAAGACAGCGAGCAGGCTAACAAGGACAGAGAATATCTCGAAGAATGGTATTTCAAGGCGTTCAGCACGTACAACATCACGTACAATTTCGGCAATTACCTTGAAGAGGTTCACTCCATGATGGAGGAAGATTATGAGGAAGCCTAACAATATCCCCTAGCATGGGGATATTCAATGTTAAACCATTTAAATGATATTAGATTATGGAATTTAGAAAAGGAATTATCTACGCAGGACTTGTTCCTGTAGTAGGCGGCATGATGTGGGTTTCAATAACGCCAGACGCTTCTGATTCGGTTCATTTCTGGAAGAAGAAGCAGTGTGAGCAGTATATCCGCAAGAATTTCTCGGGAGAAGAGAAGAAATATCTCCTCTCTCAGCTGAAAGAAGAGAAAAGAAGAGCGAAGATATACTCATGGGCAAGACTTTAAAACATACGGTCATGAAGCAGGTAATAGTAAGACTCAAGGGAGATTTCTACAGCATGAATACATATTGTAGTACTCTGAAGGATTTTTTAGAGAAGAGAAACCTGAAGCGCTCTGATGTTGCAGAGTGGTGGAAGGAGTAGCCTAACCAAGGGGAGCTTGCATGCTCCTCTTCTATGAACCAAAATACAGAGATTATGAATGAAACAAAAAGAAGATTCATCCCCAAGAAGCGTCGCGCTCTTGATGGGAGAGTATGGTGGTGTGTGTGGGACGCTAAGCGTGGATGCTGGTCTACGTTTACCACACATGGCAGGAGTGAAACGAAATCACTATGCCAGTCCCGCATAGATTCCAGCATGAAATCTGAGTATCAGGAGTTTTACAACAGAGCTTAATTGCCCACGCTCATCCGTGGGTTCTATCAACCAAATTATAAAGAATTATGGGAAAGATTACAATTTCACAGAAGGGAAGTAGAACTATCTACAGAGTGAACAGAAAAATCGTGTGCTATCGTGACGGGCACAAGTATTGTGTGGGCAAGCCATCATCTGGCAGCACCCATATCGAGTTTGATGCATTATCCGAGAATATTGCACACGAGAGATGCATTGAGATTTGTGAGCGTAGAATCAATGCGGAGATGAAGTATCAGAATCCTGTCGCATACAACGCACACAGAGTATTGAACGCATTAGCCTAAAAACGGAGGGAGCAATCCCTCTGACATTATTAACCAAATTATTAAAGATTATGAAGAGATATTACGTATCAGTCACGGAACATCTGAACAAGGTAGTCAGCGTTGATGCTGAGAGTGAGGATGAAGCCGTACAGAAAGTGCAGGATGCCTATAATAATAGCGATATTATTCTTGACGCTGACAATTTCTCAGGTGAGGTTATCGAGATCGAACCAGATCAGGAGTACTGGAGAGAATCCGAAGAAGATGACAGCGCAGCACTCCAGCACATCGACTAGCCAAACGGGGAGAGCAATCTCCCTACCAATAACCAAAACATTAAGAGTATGACAAAGAGTGAAATTAAAGAGCTTACAGACATCATTATGAAAGCAGACGTTTACAGAGTGTTGATTGGGATTTGTCAGCGGTGTACCTACAATGATAGAGTATAATGGAAACTACCTGTCTATCAAAATGCTACGCCCGTGGCGTACGTCAGAATGGGGCAGAGAGATTGTCAAACGACTAACAGGCGAGTCCAAGAACAACATATATTGTTACGAGACGAAGCAGTATCTCGACGAACGCCAGGCAGAGCCTTTAATCTATACATTCTCTCTGTGTATGGACTACCTTACTGTAAGATTTCACTACAATGTAAAAGTAAATGAAGATTAGCCAAAAGGTCAGTCGTTAACAGCGGCTGACTACTCATATCATAACTAGATTTTGTTTAAATGGTTCAAGCCGGTCTGTCGTGAGACACGCCGGTTTTTGTTCCCCAAGTATTAACCAATTAAATTAGAATTATGAGTAGAAATTACAGGACATTAAACAAGGAATGTATGAAGAATCGCCTGTCTAAGGCACAGGCAGCTTATGAGAATGCAGTGGAGAACGTTAGCGACTTGCATGTCAAAATCAGTGATGGTAACAGCAAATTGGGAGCAATCCCATCCGTATCGCTTATCCCGGTCATGAACTGCGGGAACTGCGGGGTCTGTGCCAAGAGCTGCTATGACCTCCGCAACGATATGATTTACAAGGATGTTATCAAGACGAGAGCCATCAACTCGGCAATCTACCATGAGGATCCCGAGCGATACTTCAAGGAGATTGATGACTACCTCAACTACCGCTATCCTAGAGCATTCAGATACCACATCGGCGGTGACATCCAAAATAAATGGTATCTTGGCAAGATGTGCGAGATTGCTCGCAAGCATAAGGATACCAAGTTCCTGGCGTTCACCAAGATGTTCGATGTGTGCAACGAGTATCTCGATGAGGGCAACGTCATTCCAGAGAACATGCATATCCTCTTCAGTGGATGGCTTGGCCTCAAGATGGACAACCGTCACGGATTCCCGGAGGCACATCCTATCTTCGAGAGTGAGACATCAGCACCGGAAGGAACGTTGCTCTGTACAGGCAACTGTACAGAGTGCCTGAAGGAAGACAGACTATGCTGGTCTATCGGGAAAGGTCAGGCGGTAGGATTCCTTGCACACTAGCCAAAATCCTCGTCGAAATGACGGGGTACTATGTCTAACCATTTAAAATTTTGTGAATTATGGCAACAGCAAGAAGAGGAACAAGAATGCTCAAAGCTTCCGACATCATGAAGAGAAAGGGCATTGTCCAGAAACAGATGGACATGAACAAGTTCAACGAGGTTATAGAGAATTTCTTTATGATACACGAGCCTAAGGATACGATTCTCCTTACGCCGAAGAGATTCATCGAGATGGATAACCCGCCAGAGGGAGACTTTATCGACTATCTCGATGTCAGCGTGTGGGAGAAGAAGTGCGATGACCCGGATGACCAGTTCGACTTCATCGACTATCAGTGCATGAAGAAAAACGGGATGCTTCGTCCTATCCTTATGGTGAACGAGCCATTCATCGGCAATGCTGCCGGGTGGCTGAGAGATTTTTGTGGATTCACTGTGAAGAGCAGAACACGAAAGAAAAAGAAGGAATATATCGTGTCTCTGCCGGTGTAAAGCCAAACAAGGCGTGGAACACTCTGTTTCACGCTCCTAGTATTAACCAATTTAAATAGAATGATTATGGAAATAGTAGATGTGAATGTGAGCAAGTTTGACAAGTATGACATGGAGGATGAGTACTACTTCGAGCCTCTGTGGGAGAAGATGTTCGATGAGGGTCTTTATACGGACAACTACAACAACGAGGCGGTCGGTTTCATCTTTTCAAACGCTTGTCATGCAGAGGTCTATGGCAACGCAATGGTTGTCAGATGGATAAAAGATAGTGCAAACAAGACTCGCTTGGCCATGGTGGCAAACGACCTGGTAAATAACCTCATGGGCACAGAGAAAAATAAGATCATCACCGAGGAAAACAACGGAACCACGCTCCTTACTGACGATGGCATATATCTTGACATCTTCGTCAATTTCGAGATGCGTTACATACAGATTCTCGCTTACACGGAAGCCTAAAAAGCCCTCTTCGGAGGGTGCAATGTTTTACCAATTAAAATTAAAGATATGAATGATTTTTTGAAATTAGCAGAGAATTTAGGATGGAGTTATAATGTTGACGATACACCTAACGAAAGAGGTGAGGTTTGCGTCGAGTTAGAGAAGTATTCCCCACAAGGCCAAGATTTCATCGCCACAATTTGGTTCGAGAATGGCAATAAGTCTGACTTCATGGATAAGTTGTACCAATATTATAGCGACTTCGATCCTGACGAGGAAGCCAGCAAATGGATTGGCGAGGATGGACATGGTGTTAACGGCGCGCCATACAAATTATCGGATATTTTGCAAGATATGGAGGATTGCAAGGATATGCTACTAGATTTATGGCACGAGTATTTTTACGATGAGTACCCAGGAAATCGTCCAAATGAGACCGACGAAGGGAAGCGACTCGCAGGAGAAATCGAGGAGAAATCCGGAAAGCATTACCACTCGTGCTCTCTACAGAATTATCCGAGCGGTAAGTACGGTGTTATCATTGATGGCTGCCAGAAGTTTCTATCGGAATGCAAGGAAGAGACATTAGCCTATATGAAAGGCGTGCTTACGGGCCTTGATATCGAAAGAAAAGACTAAGCCAAACAAGCCTGCCGGAAACGGCGGGCATCAAGTTAAACCAAAATGTTAAGATTATGGATAAAAAAGAATTGAAAGACAAGATTGACGAGTTGCGTTCAACTGCAAAGATGGAGCTTGCATGCACCATCCGTGAGATCATGAGAGAGCACAATGTGCAGAAGAAAGAACTTGGCTGGCCTGTAGTTGTCAACAATAGCAGTCTTGTAGATATCGTAGAGGTAGGTAGTGGTGATACCGACATCCCGGTTTTCGTCATAAATGTCGGTGTTGGCTACTACAAAGAGCCTCACAAGGTAAGTGCATTGGACGATAGCGTATCGGTCGAGCTACTCGCTGATATTGCGACCGGGTTGAACAACGAACTGAGTGGATACGTCAACACTTATGTGGCAAAGTACAGATTCATCTATGAAGACGGAACTACTGCTGACATGGATGAGCCTTATGTATTCCTTGCAGAATCAGAAAGAGATGCCGAAGATAAGGCAGATGACTACGCGAGCGTATGGAATGAATGGAATGAAGATACGATAGAACTCGTGTCAGTCGAGAAGCAGACTGCTTCGGAAGGTTAAATTAGCGTTAAAAACGGCAAAGGTGATGGTTTATATTATAAACTTTGTTACCTTTGCACTATAAACCAAAAAGTTAGAATTATGACAGAAGAATTAAGAATCAAGACAAGAGACTGGGAACGGCTGTTAAGCCCTGTTCAGCAGGAGAAGTACAAGCTCGCTATCAAGCAGGGTTGGTTCTCTGACTATCACAGCAACGCATGGAGGCACAACACCTTCTACGGAGCTTATATCTGGAAGTATCCGAAGTTCATCAAGGTCGTGAGAATGTTCGACGAGCTGTTGGGCCACAAGCCATTGTGGGAAGACATCACTGACGACAACCTCCGTGACCTCTTTGAGAAGATCAAGGAGAACTACGCTCCAAACTCCGCAAAGACCGTATGCGCCACCATCAAGGCGGTGATACGTGAGAACGATGCTACGAAGGAGATAAACAGCCCGACGTTCGGAAAGATACTCAGAACGAAGGCCGTGCCCGTGCAGTCTGTCTATCTCTCGGATGAGGAGATAAACAGAATCATCAATTACAATCCAAGAGGACAGACGAAGAGATATGTTCAGCGCATGTTCCTGATGGAATGCCTCTGCGGCGCTCGCTACAGCGACTGCCAGAGAATAACTCCCGAGAACATCGACGACACCGGTCACTTCCTCATCTATGTGGCACAGAAGACCAAGACAGAGGTCAGGGTTCCTCTCCACAAGAAGCTCCGTCCGTTCCTGGTATGCGGCACGGGTGTCGAACCTCTACCTGGCGAAATCAGCGAGATGACCTTCAACCGAACTCTTCGTGACATCTGCCGTGAATGCGGAATAGATGCGAACACGAAGGTGTTTAAGGCCGGAAGGGAGGAGACCGGAAAGAAGTACCGCTTCATCTCCTCACACACCGGCAGGCGTTCGTTCGCAACGAATCTTTCCAAGAAAGGAGTACCGCTAGAACAAATTGCCGTCATGATGGGCCATACCAGCAATGGTAAACCCAACATCCAGATGACGATGCGCTACATCGTCGGAAAGACGGAAATCGACAGCAACACCCTCAAGCTATTCGGAGTCTACGATAAGGACGACGACGAGCCAGACGAGGACTAAGCCAAACTGGAGGTGGCAAGTAGCCATCTCCTGCTATTATTAACTAAAATTAGGATTATGAAAAGAGATGAAGAACGAGCATACAGAGAAAGACTCGAAAATATGAGCAGAGGTCAGCTGGTAGGAGAGAACGTTAAACTTAAAAAGCGACTCGACAAGCTCTCTGGCATCTGCGACGTAGAAGATACGTACAGAGCGATGATAGAGCAGGGGCAGGCAGAGCGCAAGGCAGAAAAACTTGAAAAGGAAGTGTCTTGCGTATCTGAAATCATCAAGAAGGAGCTCATTAGAAGAAAAGTGCGCTTCGAACCTTGGCTTTCGGCTACCCAGCTCACAAATTTACTGATAGATAGTATTAACCAATAAATTATAGAATTATGTTAGCAGGAATTACAGATGATTTAATGGAAGAGGGAAAGAAGCAGTGTGAGGAGAAATTCAAGCAGGAGCTTCTTGGTGTTTGGAAGGATGCTGCTGAGTACAAGATCAAGACGTACGACGATTTCGCTTACGAGCTGCGAATGCTCAACGAGCGTTACGTTGACGAGATGGAAGACTTCGATGAATTCCCTTCAGACATCGTTTTGGAGAGCGAGTATGACAGCATCGAAGAGTTCAAGGAGAAGATGAGCTTGCAGGTATATGCCCTGGGCCATCTTGATTCTATCTTTGGAATCAAATGCGAGGTTCCGCTTGATACCGACAAGCTTGCGATTCCATTCCAGGTAATCTTTAACGGCAACTAGCCAAAACCGGGGAGTAGCAATACTCCCTGCCAAAGATACTTTCCATATTAAATGGGGCTGCGCTATCGGCCATACGGGCGGTGAATTAAATAATGTTTCGTCCTCTCTTGCCCGTGAGGGTAGGAGAGGATTTTATCCAAAAACAGATATAATAATCTGACTATTATTAACTAAATTTGGAATTATGAAGAAAACAATGAATGAGGATTTACCTTACGAGCAGCAGATGAAGCCTATCCTTGCAAGCTACGACAGACTTGTTGAAGAGAATCAAAATCTCAAGAACAGAGTCGCAGAGCTGGAAAAGGCCTTGAAGTCTGCTAGTAACGAATCGGAAAGAAAGTACAACGCAGAGATTAGCGACATCATTAACACCTGTAAACAGCGAGGCGAGAAGCTTGAGTGGATCCAGAAGACACTGGAAGATTATCTCGTGAGTTTAGGTATTGAGCTTCCTCAGTACAGAACGGTTTCCAAAGTCGTGAAGATGATCGTTAAGATTTAGCCCCGATTAGCCAAACCAAGGAGCTTCGGCTCCTGCCAATTAATAACCAAGCCCTACGCAACACGGTTAAGCGAAAAGAATATGAAGTTACAGAATTCAACAGGAGAAATCCTAGGAAGAAGAAAGGTGTATTATGTGACCATCTATAATGAAAGTAACGAGATGGTTGCCTTCCTCGGGAGTGAGCTGCACTACGTCTCATCAAGAGTCGATGCTGCACTGTTCGATACGGCAGTGGAAGCAGAAGAGCTGATGAAGAAGGCAGAAGCTAAAGGAACCTGCAACACGATATACAAATTCGCAAGAATGGTAGTATCGCGTGATACTCAGTATCAGGCCCAGGTTTGGAAGTTCTAGACCGCAACTAGCCGCTCATCACTTCACAGATGGGCGGCTATTTTATTAAAAGTCACCACTAAAAACACACAGAAAAACGCTCTTTTTCCTTAAAAAGGGTTAATGTAAATATTTGATACTTTAATGAATAGCACGAATCCCTGTTTTTACTTCAATCGAAATGCATAGTTAAATCAGTACTTTCTAGAGTTTTGTTTTTACCTTTTACTTGAATGAGCAGATTTTTGGCACAAATCAGACATTTGGAGGGTAAGAATAATCGTCGTATCTTTGCAGTGCTTGTTAGAAGTCACGCGCTAGCAAATAAATAAGTTTTATCTAGAAGTTGATTAGTTCAACTACAATGATATACCCTATCCAAAGTTTGGAGCGTGACCCAGACGGCGGATAGGGTTTTTCTTTACCCTATCTCAAAGTTTCAAGCAAAGACATACGAGGTTCAATCCGTGCAGTCCTCTTCGGAGTTATCGACCGATATATAAAACTGCTCTGTCAGGTAAGTTACATTATGGTTGTGTAAATCCCGCAACGTGTCACCTCACGACGGGTGCCCATATCAGAAATGAGAAAGCCAACCATAACGAGCAAAGCTCTGTGGGTATCAGAAGACTTGTGCTGGCTTTACAAGGAGTACGAACTACTATAGTATATTATATATATTGTAGTTGATAAAAATTAAGGTTCTGCTCGCTTGGCTATCCCATATTTCTTATGGGTATAGAGGTGTTATATACATAAACAAAATATTGGTATTATGAACAAGAAACTAAGATTGCTGGTGACTGCAAAGTGTCACAACAAGTGTCCTATGTGCTGCAACAACCAGTTCGACTTCGAGAAGATTCCGGTAGTTGACAGATTGGACTATGATGAGATTAGTATAACTGGTGGAGAACCGCTGCTGCTTGGTAGCAGCCATTTGACAACATGGCTTGTCGGAGGCATCAATGCGACGCAATACGCCATGGGCCTTCCGGAATCGACATTCTACCTCTATACTGCGTTCTTCGATTTCGATATTCTCAGAGATTGCAGCTACGAGTTCGACGGAATCTGCCTCACGCCTCACAAGAAGGTGGATGTTGAAGAGTTTATCGACATCAACGCAAAGATGCTTGAGCAGAAGAGAAATGGAGAGCTCAACGACTGTTTCGACCCTGACTGTTCTCTCCGTCTCAACCTCTTCGCAGACATGAAGGCTCTTCTCCCTAAGGACATCGACCTGTCTATGTGGAAGGTGAAGGACATGGAGTGGGTGAAGGATTGCCCGGTTCCAGAGGGTGAGGACTTCCGAAGAATCAAGGAGCTGTTCTAGTGGATAATTTTTAATATTTAAAATATGAGTGTAAAAAACATTATTTTGGCATCAGTACTCGCAATAGTAGTACTCGCCGCAGGTTCAGTTATCGGTTGTTATTTCCATTACAACAACCAGGAAATCTCACTTCGCCAGCAGTCAGAGGCTCAGCGTGGCAAGATTGAGGGTGTTCACGACAAGATGTGGAAGGTTCTTCAGCAGAAGGCACAGGTTACGGATGAATACAAGTCTTCATTCGAGTCCATCTATCCGAAGCTCATTGAGGGCAGATACTCAAAGGGAGACGGCTCGCTTATGAAATGGATTCAGGAAAGCAACCCTAACTTCGACGTTTCGCTCTACAAGGACCTCATGCAGTCCATAGAGATTCAGCGTTCCGAGTTCCAGACATCGCAGGAGAGAATGCTCGATATCATCCGTGAGCACGAGACGCTCGTAAAGACATATCCGGCGAAGTGGTTCATCTCTGATACCAAGCCTATCGAATACAAGGTCATCTCCTCATCCAAGACAAAGATGATCATGCAGCTTGGAGAGGATAACGACGTAGACCTGTTCAAGAAGTAACGGCTTATGGAAATATTCATATTTCTAATCCCATTCGTGGTTGCTGCTTTCCTGTTGATTTTCTTCAGGAAGCAGACCACCTGGTGGGAATACGCCGTACTCATTGTTCCATCCATCCTCATAGGCATCCTCATGGAGTTCGTGTTCAAGCAGTCCAATGCTGCTGACACGGAGTATCTCGGAAGCTACGTGACAAGAATCCGTCATTACGATGCCTGGAATGAGTACATACACCGAACGTGTACAAGGACCGTTGGAAGCGGAAAGCATCAACGTACGGAAACGTATGATTGCTCGTATGTTGACAATCACCCTGAACGTTGGACTTATTTCGATGCTAAAAATAAAGAGGAATACTTCATGACCGACAACGAGTTTAATGTAGTCAGAAAGATTCTTGGAACCCCTAGCGTCTTCATTGATATGCACAGGGATTACTACACTAAGGATGGTGATGCTCAGGAATGGGCGTGGGATGGCTCCATCGAAAACTCATACGCATTATCCTCGGAGCATGATTACAAGAATAAAGTGAAAGCATCACGTTCTATTTTTAAGTTTGAGGATATTGATTATCAGCAGGCACGCAAGCTTGGACTGTTCGAGTATCCGGATATCGTTCTTTACGACCAGAATCCTGTTCTCGGACTGAAGATCCCGAAGAATCAGGAGAAGGCGATGAGATGGCTGAACGGATACTATGGCGAGCGGAAGCAGTTTAGGGTGTTCGTCCTGTTCTTTACGAACAAGCCGGAAGAAATCGTTGAAAAGCAGCGCTCATACTGGCAGGGCGGCAACAAGAATGAGCTTGTCGTGTGCGTCGGTATTGACAATAACAAGAATGTCAAGTGGTGCAACGCATTTTCATGGTGTGATAGCCCGGTCGTAGGCGTTAAGAGTAGAGACTGGTTTATGAGCAATCCTGTAAATCTCGAAAAGTACGCCGAGTATATCGGTCCGATTGTAGAAAAGGAATGGCACAGAAAAAACTTCGAGGATTTTGATTATCTTACCATCGAGCTTACCGACGGGCAGTACTGGGCTATCATTGTTCTCCTGCTGATATTCAACATCGGAATGAGCTTCTGGATTGTAACCAATAATTATAAAAACGATTTGTAGCGTATGAAAGAAAGACTAAAAATGATTTTCGACCGCATCGACATCTTTGTTGTGTGCATTGTCTTCGGGTGTTGCCTCACAATAGCTGAGGCTTATATAGGATTCTGGAAGGGGTTTGCGCAATGCTTTGTGATGACCTTTCTAATTACCGAAGTCTGCTACACCCTCCGCTGCAACGAGAAGCTGAAGAAGGAGCTGATTGAAGCTAACTGGAAGCTGAAGGATGCTGAGGGAGAACTGGAATCAGCCAATCGGCAGATCACCAAAAAGAGCAAGCTCGCAAACTTCTATACACTACTGATGAAGCTGTGGCGGGAAAGATGGGAATGCGAACGCGCCAAGGTCAATTACTGCAAGCGCAAGATAACATCGAGACAACTTGTTGATGTGATGAATCATGCAGAGAAGGAGGAATCTGAGATTTCCGATAAAATCTCTGAGCTTACCAAGGAACTTGACGAATTGTACGCTAAAAAATAGCAGTTTTCTTGCGTATGTCGGAAAAAGTTCGTATATTTGCACTAACACATTCAAATAGCACTCTTCCGCCCGGCGTTCGGACTCACTCCCGGCGCCGGTCATCTCTTTTAGGATTTTGAATTATTCGTCATAAGCAATTATTAGGTTATAGGTTTACCCCACGTCATTTTCCGATGGCGTGGGGATTTTCCTTGTTAACCGTTCAGATAGTCGATGACTTTTCGGTTCGCCTCGTCTATGGCCTTTTTGTCGTACTTGACATATACTGCGGTTACAGTATTGTCCCATACAGAGTGACCCAGTGCTCGACCGATTGTTTCGAGTGAAATACCTATCTCTGATGCAAACGTCGCCCAGCTATGCCTGTTGTAGTACGAAGACATCTTGCTGTCAATAGGATGAGGCGATGACTTTCTCATATCCTTAGGATCCCTCGGACCAATCCTTCTCAGCGTACGGTTCATATTGTTCGTGAAGTGGTCCACGTCGAAAGTTCCTGCATCTTCGAAGAACCTGAGCAGGTACTGCGGCTTTCTGCTGCGGTATCTGCTTATTATCTCCATAGCCTCTGGCTCCACCTTGATGTCGTACAATCTACCTGTCTTGTTCCGGTAGTAGCTTATCCTACCATTGCGGAAATCCTCCTTCTTTAGCGTCAGGAGGTCCGAAACATTGATACCTATGAGGTAGAACCCCAACATGAAGAAATCGCGGTACAGAGCCTGCTTGCCATGTAATTTGGCATCCTTAAGTTCCCTCATCTGCTCCAGTGAGAGACAGCGCTTCCTTGTTTCCTCCTTTTTGAGCCTGATATAGTGGAACGGAAAGTTCTGTGTCTTGCCATCATCGATGGCCTTCTTGAAGACAGCCTTGATGTGGGTGATGTCGTTATAGATGCCATTCGACTTCCTTCCCTTGTCTAGCTCATGCCTGATGAACCCTTCAATCCAATCCTTGGTTATGGTGTTGAAGCTGCACTTGTTGTCGTATGCCTCTATGCATCGGTAGGTTCTCTCATAGCTTCTTCTGGTATTCGGCTTCTCTCTTGTCTCAGCGAATGCCTTCATGAAACTGAGGAACGGAGACTTGTCTTCTTTCTTTGCTCCCGTACAGATCTCCTTCAGATGTTCCTTCATCATATCCGGCGACTCGTCATGATGGTCAAGGATATAGCTCTCACACTTGGCATACAGTTCCGCAAGTCTTCTCGTCTTCGCTTTTGCTGACTTATCAGACTTCGGAAACATCATGCCGCTGAACTTCTCAGTTGTCTGCAACCCGGTGTAGACGTAGAACCTCTTCGTCATGTGGGTTACTGAGAAAAATACCTTGTTTGTCTTTGACTCTACATATACCTTCATAGCGATGATTTCTTTTGTAATCCTTCAATCTACAGGTAAACCACACTTGCATATTACTTGCAAAAAGTAACCTCAAACTACCTTAAATTACCTTTTTGTGGCATTTTTGTGTAAAATATAAGGATTGTTATTTTACTACTATTGCTGATACACAGAGACTTACAGAGTTAGAATGCCCAATTCTGTACTGTAATCATCTTAATTCTATAAGTCTCTTATTTTCAACTATTTATAAATTCTTGTTTTCTGTTACTTGCATATTGCTGACAAAGTTTATATTATTGTCACAACATAAATACCTGCGCAAACTCTTTCTGCGTAGAATTTGTTCTTTCTAAGCTCATCAACAAGTTTTCTGACGCAAGAGTTTTCTGTTTCTATTAAGGCAAAGCCTAAGCCGATATATCCCATCTTTTCTGTTGCTATTCTAGAGTTTACAAGTTTGTTTACGGCCTCGTCACCTTGGTACATAAAGTATCCGTAGAAGTCTGCGTCTGGTCTTATGTCATCAAATTGTTTCCCGCTGATTATTAACTTGGAACTCGCTTCCGATTCTTCGAAAAAGCGCGCTACATCTTCGCAAGCTCTTGCTAGATCGAATCTATTGTAGATTTTCCCGTCAAGGATTTCTTTAGCTGTTTTCATATATCACTACTAATTTCTATTTTCTTGTTTTCTTTCTCTTCGTAGTTTGAGAAGTATTGCACCTGCATCTCATGCTTGATGTTGTCTATGCTTAGATATATAGACCTCTTCGAGCCTTTGGATGGGTTGTAGTGCCACATGTACATATCAAAGCCTTCCCATTTCATGTCTCCATTTTCTCCATTAGGATACTTCTGTTTGTATTGTTTGAGAAGAGTGAAGTATGCATCCTCTAGTTCGCTTTGCGTTCTGTTCTCGAATACAAACTTTACTTGCGTGATTGAGTCATTGCTAGTGTCATAATGCACTTCTTCTCTTACATTATTGAAACCAGCAAACCTAACCTTGAACTTCTTTACTCCAGAAACCGTTTCGTATGGTCTGTATCCCTTGGTCGCAAGGAATGCAGTGTATTTCTTGCTGGTCGTAGTTATGTCTCTTCCCATTACAACTTGCGAATAAGATGTATAGGAGAACAACGCTGCTGTCAATATCATTAATATTCTCTTCATAATTTATATTTTTATTAATTATATTGCCTTTAATGACCCAAGAACCTTGAACACCTTGATTATTGCCTCCTTCGGTATCTCCTGATCCTCGAACTCCTCGTTGTATGCGTGGAGGGTGAAGTGAGCATCGTCCGAACCCTTGCGGATGATCTTCACTGTTCTGAGGTCGTTGGTCGTCATAATGGCGTATACTTCGTTCATAGGCAAGAACACGTTCCAGTCAAGGATCTGCTTCAAGGCGATGATGTCTCCGTTGCTTATAAGGGGCTTCATACTGTCGCCTGATGTCCGACACCAGAAATCAGTCTTCTCGTAACCTGGCACTGAGATGTACTTCATAGGCACGTTGGGAGAGTCGTTATACATCTCACTAAAACCCAATGCAAAGTCTACGTCATAGAAAGGCTTTGCGTCTTCTCCGTACGCGCATTGAGTGAACGACTTGTCGATTGACCGGTTAAGCGAATCTTTATCGAATCCTAACGAATAGGTTCGTTTCTCGCCTTCTCCGGTTTCGAGCCATTCCCTGTTTACACCTAGGACATCACAGATTAATTTGACATCTCTAGGCATAACTGGAGATTCTCCTTTCATCTTCTTGCGGAACCCTGACGGATCAATCCCCACCTTCTTAGAGAAAGAATTGGCGTTATCAGCTCCTTCCGACATGAGAACCTTAATTCTCCCGATAATTCCTTCTTTTTCCATAATTAAGTTTTGTATATGCAACTAAAAAGTCGCAAAATGTTAATAAATATTTATTATCCCGAAAAATATCGGGATTTCTTTGGAAGTTTCGGGATTTTTCCATACCTTTGCAATCGTCAAACTGGTAAAAACAGAAAGACGAAATGCGGAGGGACTGAGATTTATCCCATTCCAAGCAACTCTACACTGCAAAGATACGGGTTTTTCTTGGTTTCTCCAAATATTTTTAGTTAATATGGGTAAAAACAATAAAGTTTAAGCGATGAAGGCGAGTAAAATACAAGTTAGTGATATCCGAAGTATCGGAGTAGGCGGTTCTATTACCGTCGAGCTTCCTAGTTACCTTGCTTGCGTCTCTGCCAAAAATACGGTCGGCTACGTCAAGAAGGCTTACCCTAGAACTGATGGTTGTACTTACTATTGCAGAATCAATGGTAGCACGATTACAATCGGAGTGGCGGAAGCGGAAAAGGTCAATCGAAGGAAGAGGGTCGTTGAGTAGTAAACTTTAAAAGGTTGAAGTATGGAGGAAATAATAAAGTTCAACGCCATAACCCTGAAAGCAATTGGCAGGGATGGTGAAATGTATTCTCTGAATGACTTATGGAGAATGTTAGGTTCTCCAAAAAGTATGGAGCCACGATTTTGGCAGCGTTTGCCAGAAACAGAAAGATACTTTGAGTCAGAAACGAAAAGCTTAAATGTGAGAAAATCTCACATTATAAAATCTAAGCGAGGAAAGGGCGGCGGAACTTACGCAACTCAGAGAGTATTCCTTGAATATGCCCGGTATCTCAATAAGGACTTGGCTGTTCAGATTAACGAAGTCTTCCTGCAAGAAATCAAAGCTCAACAGAATCCAGAACTGTATCTTGATAAAGCTCGTGCAGCTTACAAAAGAAAAGGAAAAGGAGACGAATGGGTTGATAAGCGATTCAAGGGTATCAGTACTAGGAACGCTCTTACGCATACGCTGAGTCAACACGGGTGTAAGACTGGAAAAGATTTCTCTAGATGTACCAAAGCTTCTTATGAAGGTTTGTTTGGTCGTAGCGTTCCTGCTCTTCGTGAGGCGCTGAATATTACAGAAAAGCAAAGTATACGTGATAATATGAGTAGTACTCAGCTTACGATACTTGAACTTTCTGAGGATCTAGCAAAGAAGAAAATCGAAGGAAAGAACATTAATGGAGCTAAGAACTGCGCCAATACGTGCAGGGACGCTTCGCAAGCAATATCACAAGCGGTTCAAAACTTTTTAAAATAAAAAATATGAATGGTAAAGATGTTTTTGCAAAAATAGCAGATCATGGCAAGGAGTTCTTTAGCTCTATTTTTATGCTAAGAGATTACAAGGACTTTAAGGATGCGGATAATAATATGTTTCAGTCTTCCGAAGTTGGTTCTGTGTGTAATAATAACGTTTCTGTTTGCACGACTACGGTTAAGGAGCAGGATGGTCCCATATCGGTTACTCGTGACGTAGTTGTCCTTAATGCCAATGATGGTTGTGATAACGAAGTTGATGTTTTGTTATCCAAACAGGATTGTATAGAGCTGATGGCGTACCTTTCCGCAGCAACGTTTGCTTTAAGAGATTGAGCTTATGCCAGGCAAGAATCGAAGTAAGGTCGGTATCGACGTGGTGGAGAAAATTATCTCGTTGAAGGAAGTAGACCAGGAATTCCTGACCAATAAGACAATCCTGGCATACCTTGGAGGAGTCAGCAAAGAGTACATCAAGGATCTGAGGGAAGCAGGCATCCTGCCTTACTATAAGGTGCGTAACACTGTATTCTACAAGGTGTCTGACGTCCGCAAGATGATAGAGAAGAATAAGGTTGTTAGTTAATAATAGTAAGTTTTAGTTATTCATGCTTTATGCCGTGGCCCGTGAGGGTGATAGGTTAGTTTTATGTTGATAACTCATAGCGATGAGTGATGGGGCGGATTTTACCCATATCGTTTACGCCCCATTTTGGCTGAGTAGCTCAGTTGGATAGAGCATCGTTTTCCTAAAACGAGGGTCGAAGGGTCCGAGTCCCTCCTCAGTCACACTCTCTTACAAATCCGTTTCGTGTGTATCTCGAACGGTGCAAAGGTAAGTCCACGACCTTGCAAAGTAGGTAGTCTGGGCGGATACAATCTTGCATCGGGAGAGGTTCGGAAAGGATTAGAGAAGTAGTTCTTTGACACATTGGACATATAGCGCATTATAGCGTTAGTGTACGTGTAAGATAGTACGGGTAGAGCGGATTTAATTATCTCAGGTCGGGAACCTATAGCGAAGATGCCCAGAAGGAACGCACGTAGCACGGAAGACCAGTTAGACATGATTTACTCTTTCATAAATTTCCCATCCGCCGAACTGCCACGGAACGAAGAATTGTCGTGGTAAGCGGAGGATCAATGAGAAGAAGATGTAAATCTCTGGCCGAAGGTGCCTGGACCTATAACCCCGGCACCGGAGAGTCAAAGAACCCTATGGCCATACAAGTCCACCATCGAGAATGGTTGGCGTTGGCAAGCCTCTTATATTATATATAAGGTGTAGAATACATAGACTTGAGGTTCTTGCTGAGGCGATTGGTGTAAATGGAAGCACAGCGACAACTAGATGATACCGTTCTTATCGTCGTGAGATGGAGGTTCGAGTCCTTCATCGTCTCCAAATAAATGATTGTTTGTTTCATTCTGTTGATATTATATATTCAACTTATATGAATTGTTTCCTTCGCAGCTCGTTCGTGAGAATAGGCTACCATATCGCAGGTTGGAGCAGTTGGCTAGCTCGTTGGCCTCATGAGCCAAAGGTCGCAGATTCGAGTTCTGCACCTGCAACTAAAGTTTTCTTCAAATTAAAATAAGGTGAAAAAGATTGATACATGTAGGCAGCTCGCCCGTGAGGGTAGGCTGCTTTTAAAAGAGCTTTCGTGTAATAGATTATATTCGTTCTAAATCAAGTGGAGTAGCTCAGTAGCTAGAGCGCCTGTTATAAATGCAGGATGTCGATGGTGCGAGTCCATCCTCCACCCCTATAAGCTTCTTTTCGTTTTTCGTGAAATTTAATTGGTTAAAACGGCAAGCCCAGTAGCTCAACTGAATAGAGCCGTGGAACGAACCGCGAGGTTGGGAGTTTGAATCTCTCCTGGGCTTCACAAGTAGGTAAATTTTTGTATTTATTTTATCATTGTTCCTCTGAAAGCGTTCAGAGTGTATTCCATTATGATGATTAGATGAAAATGAAAACATTCTTAGATTTTCCTCTTGCTTGTGAAAGTAGGAGGTATTTGCTACATTAGCTCAGTTGGTTAGAGCACTTGATTTGTACCCAAGGGGTCGCAGGTTCGAGTCCTGCATGTAGCTCAATGTGTTTGCCAAACGTTTTTTAAATTTTTTATTGGTTAGAAAGGGAGTGAGGTTGTTAAGTCATCCTCCTCCCGATTCTTGACGTAGGCTATTTAGTAATGTATTCATATTGTATCACCACGTGCATCACATCTCCTGCCTTGCGTGGTGGGCTAACCGGAGAGGTTCTTGTAGATGAAGGTAAAAAAGACAATAAGAGTGCGCAAGGAGACGGTTAATGAACTCCTTAAGCAGGAATGCGTCGAACGTGTCGAGCAGTGGCATGATGGCAATATCGTTGTTAAGTTGCTTCCTGGCTACACGGACGGAAAACCAGAACTACGAAAGGGAGAATACCTTGTGCAGTTCAATAGTGGCAAATGGCAGAGGTTTGGAGCCGAGGCGTTCCAGAAGCTGCTGAAGAATCCCGGAAAGGAGGCAGGGGCAGCATGGGACGAGTAGGGTCGAAGAAATACAATGCTCCTGACGGGAACGAATATGATTCCAGGGAAGAGTACCTGTACTTGCAGACCATCCTCGATGATCCTGGCATAAGCTGCATCCACAGACAGGTGACCATCACGGCAATCAATCCGGTATGGATGCTGAAGCCCAAGCAGCTTAAGACTAAGGTCAAGTATGAGAGAAGGTCTCTGCTTTACGGTCACAACTATACCGCCGACTTCGTTTACCGGGAAGGCGATAAAATTGTGATATGTGATGTCAAGAGCCTCTATACCTCGAAGCTCAGGGAGTTCTCGATAACGACTAAGGCTGTCGTGGCAAGACTTATTGCCCACAACAGAAAACGTCACAACGGCGAATCTGTCGTGATATTCCGAAAAGCTATCAAGATAAAGAAGAATGAGTGGAAGATTGTTGATTATCCACCGTCTGACTGCACCATTATATAATAAGGTATAAGTGTTTTATTGTTATATAGTTTATTTTGTTGCTTTTGGCAGTGATGGCGGTAGAGATTAGAATCTCTTCCGCCATCTTGCCATTAGACTTTAATGAGACTTAATGTATGATAGTATTAGTAAAATGCCTGATATTCACAGTGCTGATGTTCGCAGTCGTAGGAATGGCTGCACATGCACCAGGGTTGGATAAGGAAAACGAGTAGTTTAATTCTAAATATTTTAAATTATGGATAAAGACAAAATTATCGTCAGTGTAGTAATTGACAAGCAGGCTCTTGTTGACAGTGCATTCGGCATCTCGACGAATCCTTCTGATTACATTGAGCTTAAGAGAGTTATCGATGGAACTAATCAGTTTACTCGTGATGTAGACGAGTTTGATGATGAACGCAAGAAGGAGAAGAATACTGAACTCTTCGCCAACGTCGCATTGGATATCATCCTCAGTGACAACCCGGAGCTGGGTATCACAAAGCGACTCAAAGCGCAGAAGAACGCTTATCTCGACAAGATCAAGAAGCTTGATGAGCTCAAGGAGAAAGTAAAAAGCGGAGAGATGCCAGGTGTTGAAGGTCTCCGTATGTTGTTGAAAATAATTGAGGAGGGTGAGTAATGAGAAGTCGTTCAGCATCTTGGTTCGAAACCAAGATTAAGTATCAGAAATGTATGGAAGACGGCTCTGAGAAGGTCGTTACCGAGTCGTACATCGTGGAGGCTCTGTCTTGCACAGAGGCAGAAGCATCTATCATTAAGGAGATGGCTCTTTATAGTCACGGGGAGACCAAGGTTCCTAGTACAAAGAAGGCCAACTTTAGTGAGATTTTCTTCTCCGATAAGGATGATGACGACAAGTGGTTCTCGGCTAAGCTTCAGTTTATCACCATCGACGAGAAGAGTGAGAAGGAGAAGCGTTCTAACGTGGTTTATCTGGTTCAGTCTAAGTCGTTGGCTCGTGCCTTGCGTTATATCGACGAGGTGATGGGCAAGACCATGATTGATTACGATGTCGTAGGTCTCAACGAAACAAAGGTCTTCGATGTATTTGAACATCACGCTCCATCTTCCGAAAACAAAGAGGAAAAGAATGAGTAGAATCGACAAACTTATAGCATCTATGCCGCCAAGAATGGCTAATGCAGTAATCCATCAACGCAAGTTACATGCTTGCTTGATGGAACTTACTTCAAACAAGTCAAGAGAAGTGGCGGCTAGAGCTATTTTTCTGAATTACCATGATGGTGAAGGCAGAAAGTTAGGTACGATTCCACATTATTATGAGAAAGGCTCGATAATGGTGGAAACGTACTTTAGTTATATTGATAGAGTTCATTAATTTTAAAATCTATACAAATGGATATAGAACAGTTAAATAAAACGCCTCATAATCAGACTTGCGATTTGGCAAGAGACAGATCCATCGAGGTGTACAATCAGAAGTTCGGAAAGGGAGGAGAAGTGTTCTTTGAAGAGCAGAAAGCTCTGTTTAACAATGAGCTTCTTAACGGCTCATTTAAGGGTTAT